TGAAAAAATGTCTCGGTTTATGAAAGGAGATATTCTTCTTTCCGCAGATAAACAGCGGCGGCCCCGGGCATAGTCCGGGGAGCAGGGCGGCGGGTGCGCTGTGACTTTTTCTTTGGAAGAACGAGCGAACAACACCAACGCCGCAAATGGGCCGGGCCACCCCACGGCCACGATCCGGCATAGGACAGGCTGGCCGCCTGTCACTCCGGGCCGCCCTCTTATCTGCGAGGGAACGCCGCTCTGAGCATAGTTGTCTTTGGACAGGGCAAGAAAATGGGAGCGGCGTTCTCTATATTTATACTTACATGGAGTGAGGCAAGAGGGCAGCATCGTTTAGGTGCTGCCCTCTTGCGTTTCCCCACGATATGCGGGAGGCGTATCTTATTTTTGATAAGGAGGTTTTACCGTGAGATTAACGGCAAAGGAACTGGAACAAATGAAAAGCGTTGACATCGGCGCAGTGGCTCCCGAGTCCCTGCCGGATGTGAGCGGTATGACCTTTGACACCTCTCTCCCCCGGGAGGAGCGGATCGCTCTGTTTTTGCAGGCGGTAGAAAATCCATACTGCTTTTGTATCGGCGGGATCGGTGTAAAAATTGAATTTGCGGAAAGCGGGCCGTCCTTGCAGGACACGCTGACGGAATTCCTGCTCCGGCAAAAAAGCGGGCTGTAACTTCGGTTATGGTCCGTTACTACTTCGAGACAAAGTGTCCCGAGGCGGAGGCATCCTTGTTGTCCCGCCCGGGCAGAGGTATAATATAGATGTAATGTGATAGGGAAGGAGGAACAATGGCACGAACAAAAAACAGAGGATTGCAACAGAGTTTCTCTCCCTCTTATACCGTCCGCCGCTGGCGGCTGGGCGAATACATCCGGCTTTCCAAGGAGGACTTGAAAAAGGGAAAGGACGACAGCAACAGCGTCATCAACCAGCGTGATCTGCTCAATGACTTTTATCAGAAGCATATCGGAGAATTTGAAAGTGTTTCCGAATATGTAGACGATGGACACACAGGAACGGACGCCAACCGGGAAAATTTCCAGCGGCTCCTTTCCGATGTAATGAGCGGGAAAATCAACTGCGTGGTAGTAAAAGACCTTTCCCGTTTTGCAAGAAATTACAGTGATGCGGGAAGTCTGATTGATAACCTGTTTGTGCAAATGGGTGTCCGTTTTATCAGTCTTGCTGAAAATGTGGACAGCTATCTCAACCCGGACAGCGTTTCCAGTATTATCGTCCCGATTACGAATGTAATGAACGATCAATACTGCTACCAGACCTCAAAGAAAATTCGCCAGGTATTTGACTACAAGCGGCGCAACGGTCAGTACATCGGCGCATTTGCTCCTTATGGATATGTGAAGCACCCAAAGGACAAGCACCGGTTAATCATCGATCCCGATGCCGCTGAAATCGTCAAACTTATTTTCTCTTTATTCCTAAAAGGGACATCGAAACGGGCCATCGCTTTGTATCTGAATGAACACGGCGTACCCAGCCCCTCGGCTTATAAACTGCAAAAGGGCATACCCGTTTCAACAAGAGGATATGACGATCCTATGTGGGGAGCCCGTATGATCCACTCCATTCTGACGAATCCCACCTATACCGGGGATTTGGCACAGGGCCGCAGTCGGGTAAAAAGCTATAAGGTACACGAGGTTGAAAGCGTTCCCCGTGAAGAATGGGTGGAAGTAGCTGGTACGCATGAGGCAATCATTGATTATGAAACCTTTGATAAGGTACAGGCCCTTTTACAGCGGGATACCCGTACTTCTCCAAAAGGCCGGGAAGTCCACCTGTTCAGCGGTTTTCTGAAATGTGCTGACTGCGGGCGGGCAATTACCCGGAGCGTAGGCAACAACAATAATGTGTACTATGCCTGTTCCACCTACAAGAACCGCTCCCGGACAGCCTGCACAATGCACTCGATCAAGCATAACCGTCTGGAGGCCGCTGTCCTCTTTGCGGTACAACAGCAAGTCCATCTGGCTGTTTCATACTCGGAAATGATTGCCCGCATTAACACCGCCCCGGTCAAAAAGAGCCAGTCCATCCGTTTGGAAGAACTGATTGCTGCGAAAGAGCGGGAACTGGCAAAAATCAGCCGCTACAAGCAGTCCCTTTATCAAGACTGGAAAGACGGGGAAATTACCCAGCAGGACTACCGGGATATGAAAGCCGATTATGAGCGACAGACCATCGCTCTTACGGATGTGCTGGCCCGGCTGAACGCTGAACGGGCGGAACTGGCAAACGGTGTAAAGAGTGAACATCCCGCATTGGTGGCCTTTACAAAACATCAAAATATCGACCAGCTTTCCCGGGAACTTCTCGTTGAGCTGATCGACCATATCAAGGTTTATGAGAATGGAAACATTAGTGTGAGATTTAAGTTTGCGGATGAATTTAGACGCATAGCAGAATACATTGAAATCAACACCACAAAACCCGCAGTAGCGGGCTAACCCCCGCTACATACCCCTTTGACAGTGTGTTTTCCTAATAGGAGCTAATCATATCATGGCAGCCGGTATCGGTAGCCGTTTTGGAACAGGAATCAAACAGTTGGAGCCGGTGGATGCTTCAAATCATATCATCATGGATTACTCAATTCATGATGCAATTGAGGCAGGTTTTAACCATGTGGTATTTATTATCCGCAAGGATATTGAGAAAGAGTTCAAAGAGGTGATCGGTGATCGTATCGCAGCTATTTGCTCTGCTAATAATGTAACTGTAGACTATGCTTTCCAGGATATTAAGGATATTCCGGGAACTCTGCCGGAAGGTCGTACAAAGCCGTGGGGAACTGGTCAGGCAGTGCTTGTAGCAAAGAAGGTCATCAAGACTCCTTTTATTGTGATCAATGCAGACGATTATTATGGCAAGGAAGGCTTCAAGGCTGTTCATGAGTATCTGGTAAATGGCGGTAAGTCCTGTATGGCAGGTTTTGTACTGAAGAACACGTTGTCCGATAATGGTGGCGTGACCCGTGGTATCTGCAAGATGGATGAGAATGGGAACCTGACTGAAGTTGTAGAGACCAAGAACATTGTAAAGACGGTGAAGGGAGCCGAGGCAGACGGCGTGGCTGTTGATGTGAATTCTCTGGTTTCCATGAACATGTGGGGCTTGACTCCAGAGTTCTTGGATGTTCTGGATCGGGGCTTCCGAGAGTTTTTCGAGAAGGAAGTACCTGAAAATCCGCTGAAAGCAGAGTATCTGATCCCGATTTTCATTGGGGAACTGCTGAGTGAAGACAAGATGTCTGTGAAAGTTCTGAAGACCAATGACACCTGGTACGGCATGACCTACCACGAAGATGTCGCAGCGGTAAAGGACAGCTTCAGGAAGATGCTGGAGGACGGCGTGTACAAAGCTGATTTATTTGCAGATCTGTAATATAAGGCATAAAGAATTAAAGGCCGTGTGATTTTTCACACGGTAGCTGCTCAGAAAATTCACACCGCTACGAGGTGAGCAGCAGGCAACGTTTATCAAAGGATAAGCGGCTAAGATGTAGAAGCAGATATCATAATAAAAGGAATATTACATAAATGAGTGAGGCAATAGGAACACGGGAATTTGCTGAAAAATACGGCGTGACGCAAGCTACAGTTTCCAAGTGGTGCAGGGAAGGTAAAATTCCAAACTGCAATCAAGATGGAAAAGGATCGCCATGGCATATTCCCAAGGATGCAGTCCCACCAGTTGGATATAAGCGAAGGAAAAAGTGGTATTGTAAAGGAGCAACTTATGGACAAAGAATTATTCAATCCACAATCTTCTTCCGTAAGTTCCTCCCGAATCATTTACACCCCATCAACCTTTGCCAGAACGTCCTTGCTCCATCTGCAGGAGGTCGGCTCTTTGCAGGCCATTCATCCGCATACGTCCCAGAGATCGGATCTGGTGTCGTTCCTTTGCTTTATTGTTCTGTTTGGCAAGGGAGAACTTTCCTATGAGGAGCAAACATATCAGCTGAGCGAGGGAGACTGTGTGTTCATTGACTGTCGGAAAGCGTACAGCCATTCTACTTCCGATAATCTCTGGTCGCTCCAGTGGTGTCACTTCTATGCACCGTCTCTTCCAGCTGTGTATGAGAAGTACAAAGAGCGTGGCGGTCGGCCAGTGTTCCACCCAGATGACCTAGCTTCTTTTACATCAATCCTGACAGACCTTTATGACCTCGCTTCTTCGGCTGATTACATACGAGATATGCGGATCAATGAGAAACTGGGAACTTTGCTCACCTTATTGATGGAGCAGTCCTGGCATCCGGAGAGCGTAACGGTGAGCCGGAAGAGGATGGAACTGGCAGCCGTGAAGGAGTATTTGGATGAGCATTATACGGAGAAGCTTACATTGGATGATTTGGCAGAAAAGTTCTTTATCAATAAGTTCTACTTATCCAAAATCTTCAAGGAGACTTACGGAACAACGGTCAACAACTATCTGATCTCAAAGCGGATCACCAGAGCCAAGCAGTTGCTTCGCTTCACAGATATGACTGTGGATGAAGTTGGTGCTGCGGTCGGCATGGGAGATGCAAACTATTTTAGTCGTATGTTCCGTAAGGTGGAAGGCAGCAGTCCAAGAGAATATCGAAAACAGTGGTGACACAGGGAAGAACACCCTGTGTTTTCCTTAAAAACATATAGTTTGAAACGAAAATAAAGAAAGAGGTACAACAATGGATACAAAACAGACAAAGCCAATAATACTCAAGGTCCCGGCATTTGAAGATTTTCGTGGTTACTTAGCTGTGCCATACGACAAGTCGGTGGACTTCAAAATCTGTCAGATCAACCAGGGATACAGTAAGAAAGCGTTCACGCTGCGTGGTCTGCATTTTCAGGAAGGGGAACACGCCCAGGCGAAGCTGGTGTCCTGCTTGCATGGCTCAATCTTTAATGTGGCTGTGGATCTGCGCCCAGGAGAAACCTTCGGTCACGCATACAGTGCGGTGTTGTCGTTTGAAAACCGGAAGCAGATGTATATACCACGAGGCTTTGCTCATGGGTATCTGACGTTGGAAGATGACACCCTGATGCAGTGGTGTGTGGATAATGATTTCTGCGGTGAAGCTGCCAAGGCTGTGCGGTATGATTCAGATTTTGTCTGGGAAGGTGAGCCGTGGCCTGCCGGGGAATACATTGTTTCAGAAAAGGATAGAAAGGCAATATATCTTTCTGATATACTTGTAAAAGAAAACTAAATTACACAAGGAGAACATTTATGAACATTCAGGAATCGACAAGACAGATGATAATAGATGAGTTGTTGATGATTGGCTGTGTCACGGGACAGATGGGAGTTGCTGAGTTTGTGCGAAAAGTATATCCTAAAGCCAATAACCTGCCTACGACGGATTACAGGTTTGGAATGACGACGGCTATAGATGATATTCGGCAACACATGGATCGAAATAACGATTGGGGGTTTGAAGAACTCTTTTATTCATATCTTGATTTTTTGAAAATTGATGATGAAGATTTTAAATACTTTTTGGCACAGTATGTACATCCATCAATTAGGAGATTTCAAATTAACGATGAACTCGAAAAAATTCCTTTTAGTAATGATGTCTGTGTTGAAGCAATTAATAAATATTTGACATCAGATGGACTTGAACTTAAACAAACAAGCACGGTTGCCAATATGCCAATATATAGCGTGGTTCCTTTGAATCCAGGAGTAAATGGGCAGTTGAAAAACATTATTTTTGCATCTAAATATAAACCGGAAATTGTTTTGTCAGATGCGCTTAATAACGATGTGACTATTGTAAATAATGCGGATAAATGTCTTGTATATGATGAACCAATTGGGGAACACGGAATCACATGGAAAGAACTTCAAGACTGGTATGATAATGGACTATATATGCTGGATACAGGAACAGATATGGTGACGTTTATGGGAAATTCATTAGGGGATTCTCCAATGGAACAGTTGTTTTTTAATACATATTTAGAACTGGCAGCAGAGAAAGATGGAAAACTACCGGCATTATTTCCACAGGTGTGGCTGTACTACGATCCAAAGTTGCAAAAAGATAGAATTAAAAAGATTTTTGAACATCAGCGCATGGATTTCCTTATGCTTTTTTCTGAATCACAAAGAGTAGTTATTGAGATTGATGGGGTGCAACACTATGCGGATTATGTTGCGGGAAATAAGAAACATTATGCATCAGTTGATAAATATGCTGATATGATGGCTGCACAACGGGAAATGAGTTTGGCTGGTTATGACGTCTATAGATTTGGGGCAAAAGAATTATATGATCCTGCTATTGGAAAAAGAAAAGTGCGTGCTTTTTTTGAAGGGCTATTTTCTAAATATGGTATATTAGCGTAAAAATATAAAAGAGTGAGGTGTTCGGTGGGAGATAAAAGACCATATAAACCAAGAAAACCCGGTGCTGGCCGGAAACCGTTGAAGCCGGACTATAATGCGGCAGCTATCCTGCAGGAGCAGATACAGGCCGCCGTGGTCCTCTACGAAGAAGATAACTCCCTTCAGACAATCGCAGACACATTATCTCTCAATCCCATCAAGGTGCGAAAGCTATTGATCACGGCCGGTGTTTATGAATCAGAAATTGCGGATGCGGTGAATTCTGCTTTTGAGGAAAAACAGGGGATGCCTTATAAAGAAGCATTGGAAGTGGTGGCAGCGGAACTGAATTTGTCAAAAGCATCAGTGACTTCTTACTTACCTTATAAGAAAGGCGTGTATTTCAGAGAAAACTGCGAGAGGGAGCAGATCAGCGTTGTGGCAGAGGGGCTTCGACGAATGCGACAGAGGAAGAAAGCAGTTGAAGCGTTGCAGAGCAGTCATGATGAACAGCATCTCTGGAAGTGCGTCGTTGTTTTTCAAGGATACCGGTTCAAGACGATATCTGGATTGCCGTTTTCCTATAAGATCAAGACCGGGCGGAATGGGGAACTGACCAAGGAGCTGTGGATCGATCGTCGAGAAAGCAGTAAGAGCCTGACGTGGAGTTCGGTATTGCTTGCACTGGGGAATATAAAAGGAGAAGTGGTAGATCGCCCGAAAGCTCTGGGCGATATCCGGGGCGTAACTTACATATTCGGAATGTTCTACCGGTTCGGGCTGATCGATGTGCCAGACGAAGTGAAGGAAAAGATGAAGCACCCGAAGCAAAATACTGGTAAGCAATGAAAAATTCAGTTGCTATGTATAGAACTGTGAGGTAATATCCATCCTAACCAAGGGGCAGAATGTATTGCTCACGGTTAGGAAGGTAGGTAGCATTATAGAAAAACTGAAAGAGATGCTAGAGGAATACTTAGAGAAAACGAAACCGAAGTATTATCCGCCAGTGGAGAACTTGCTGGATCTGGTGTATGAGCATTACACAGAAAATAACAGCATTGCGCCGGAGAATACAGTGGCCGGGAAAGCCGCAAAGGAAAAAGAAAAGGAACTGGAAACATGGCTTCGAGGCTTGCCGAGGATGGATGAGATGGTTGAGGACTACGGAATAGACATTCCGCTTTGGGAAAAAATCATGGACCAGCAAGGCAGTGTGTGCTGTGCATGGGAGAAGACTGCTTTTGAGGAAGGCATGAAAGTCGGAATCAGGCTTATGATGGAAGCAATGAAGTAAGCACGATCAGTTCCATATAGTTTGAAATGAAAATAAAAATCCCTCACTGCGGTGTATGTACACAGTGAGGGTGATGCTCGTATAGAATTACTTTTCTTCAGCTTTTTTCTTCTTCGGAGCAATTTTGTGGCCGGAGTAGATTGCCATGCCCATGCAGACTAGAGAGCCACAAGCGAAATACTTATGAGCCTGCATCAGCTTCTTGCAGCCTGTGTAGAAGCATCCTGCCATGCAGGCAAGTGCTCCGAGTGACCAATATTTATGTGCTTTCATTATGTGTGTTCTCCTTTCAGTCGTTATCTTCTGCCCGAATTCTGAGCAGTTCTTTTACTTCGGTATCTGTTGCCTGCCGTACTGCTGCGTGATCGTTATATTCTATTGCACCGCAATCAGGGCAACGGTCAGGGAACTTCTCGGCAGAGAAACAGTAGTGGCAGGTATCGCAGTAATAGTAGTTCACCTCATTTCACCTCGCTATTCTTCATGGAGTCTTTCAGAAAATCATTGTGGAGTTCAGGAAGAACTGGCAGCTGATATCCTTTTGCCGCGAGGATGTTCAGCTTAAAATCTACGAAGTGTTTTTCAATTTCGATTTTCTGGGCGATCTCAGCTGGGGTGAGTACATTACCGTGTGTATACAGGAATTCCTGTAGAAGTTCCTGATACTTCATCGCCCGGTAAGCTGCAGATGCGTGGGATGGCATATTTGTCTCCAAATGAATCCGGTCGGCATTGAATTCGTAATAGCCAATCGGTTTAAGAATATCATCGTCCGACAGAAGCAGTTCGGAAGCGAAGATATTTGCTCGTCTTTCTGCCTTGGAGTTGTCCAGACTATAAAAATAGGTGTCTTGAAATGCCTGACCGGAGCTGGCATGCTTTCGGTCAAACAGTGCGTGTCCCAGTTCATGAGCCAGAGCAGATATACGCTGGGCAGCTGTACAATTCGGATTGATGCCGATATATTCGCAGTTCAGCAGGACGGTATAGTAACCCAGAAGGTCGTGGCAAAAACGGATGTCTTTCAATTTGATAGCCCGTTGTGAGATGATATCTTCTGGATTTCGGGTCTTATAGCGGCGAACCACAGCATCGGCGGTATCAATTATGCGTGTGTTCAAAGTAGACTCCTTTCCTCCGGAGTAAATGTGACTCTTTACCGCAGATATTTTTTGGGAGTAAATTTCTTCGCATCAGCTTTTGCATCGAGGAAAAGTGCTTCCATTTCTTTGATAAATGCCGCTTGATCTTCTTCGGACAGTTCACCGCCTGCAAACAGGGCTGTGGTCTGTTCTTTTATTTTTTTTGCCTGTGCAACACCACGGGAGCCATACTTTTTTCGTACATCCGCATAGAAGAGGTCATCGTTGAGTTCCTGCTGGAAAGTGGCATCATCCATAAAGTAATCAGTGGTGACTCCAAGAGCTGCGGCAATCTTCTGGATTGCATCTACGCTTGGTTCACGCTGGTTGGATTCAATATAGCGGATCGCACGGTCTGACATAGAAGCCCGACGTGCCAGTTCAGCCATACTCATGTGCTGGGCGGTGCGGAGGGCTTTTATTTTATCTCCGTTGGTTGCGTCAGGAGCCAGAGTAGTGGCGGCCTCTGCCTTGGCATCCTGTGTGTTAAGTGGACTGGTTTCAAAGTTCGTTTCTTTTTTCATGTCATGCCTCCATGTGGGATAACCTGTTGTCTGTTGGAGGGAAAGCACCAACATTTACAACATAATTTTGTAAAGCTACTTGACAAGGAACAGCTGTTCCTATATACTAAGAACAAAGGTTCGGGAACTCCTGTTCCTATAATACAATAGAAAGTTGTTGAAGTCAAGGGGTGAGTTGAAGTCCTCTGGAATTACAGGTAGTATTCCATAAAATTGGACATCTTATAGGCTTTGGATGTCCAGGTTTTGGAGTCTATAAGTGATATAATGGAGCCAACAATTTGAAAGGAGAACAATTCTATGATTTCTTTAAGACAAATTATAAAAGAGGTTGTAAAGGAAGAACTTCCATTTGAAAACATGGATTCTGCAGAAAAAAAGCTGTGGAGAAAATTTACGAAGCTGATTCAGCGGTGCGGTGGAGATATGGAAACACTCTTCATGGGAAAAGGAAAAATTGAGTTTCCCAATGAAGAAAAAGAATTTGTTAAAATCATACTCGTACAGCTTGCTCGTGAAGAAGGTCTGTCACATAAAATTTGGGAAGATAAGGATGGAAGTCTAACTCTTAATGAAGTACATGATTTCATCCAGTACTTCATTGACTACTTGTCACAAAAAGGATACAGTGAGGCAGATATTATTGGTGTAGCACAGTCGTTAGATATGATGTTTCAGCTGTCTGCAAGAGAAAAATTAGAGTATTGTCATCGTATGATTGATTGCTATGCTGAAAATCTTACACCTTATATTTACACACAGCAGGTACTTGGTTTGGACAATCTTGCTAAAAAGTTAGCGGTAGAATCGGTATGCAGTACCGTGAATGCAGCTATACACTGTGGTGAATTGGCAGAGGTGCTTAAAATGGGGATGGAACTTGGCGACACTGATGATGTTGGAGATTTATATGGGGATGACGAAGATCCTGTATGCGATGAATATATGGAAAGAGATAAACAGGTGCTTCTTTATATGAAGAAACATCCAGAGATACGAAAAATTGTCGAGGAACAAATTGGCAAACCGATTACATCTATTTGGAAAGATGCTGAGGCTTGAGAAATAAGAAGGGGAGATGATTAAAATGATTTCTAAGTGTGGGATTTACACATCGAAAGGGAAGCGCGTCCTGCTTGCGACCCGTGCAGTCGTTAATGGTCGAAAGGCTGTGGCGTATGTAAAGAATGGGAAGCTGCAAGGATACGAATATCTGGATGATTTTGCAACACAGTGTTGCACAGGTCCGAGCCTGAACTTCGAGGATAAGATGGAACAGTACAGGATGTGACTGTTCGCTGTAACCGCTTGACTCACCGCAGGACGTGTGAGTCAGCCTGATTGAATTTACACTTGCCTGTAGGTGCTGCCCGAATACGCCAAAAGCGTAGTGTGCGTGGTAAGCCGAGGTAGACTTTGGATGACCTTAGAATGGGTCGTCTTAGGTCTGCCTCGGCTTTTTTGTTATCCGGGTTTACAAAGGAGGCACTAGAGCGTCTTTACATCACGCAGACGTCTAAAAATTATGACATATTAGGGTTATTACTAAGCAACCAGAATCTGTAGCAGAGGAGGTTTATTCGGATTTCTATCATTCTGGGAAACATTGAATAGACATAATGCACAAAGAAAAGACTTGTTTCTGCTTTATCCTACAAAATTTGCCGAATCCTATTTACTCATTGTATTTTTTATGATATAGTAAAAATTACCACAAATCGTGGTGAGATGATAAATAGAGAAAATAAATAGACAATAGGAGGTGTGCCAGAAAATAGTTAGTTGACCGTTCCATCCAGTAAGAATCTGGATGTTGAACAAGGTACTTATTACATATTTAGTAAAGATAATTTTTATTTAGATGAATCGCGGCTAGAATTTGAAACGGACAGTCGCAATACGGATGATGTTTACTAGTATGTTGGGTCGAAGTGCGCTTGTTCGTAGGTTGGGATTAACTATCAATCTGGTACACGCCGGTACATATAGGCAATAGAATCTATAAGACCGGAGTAAATAAAGAGACAAGTTTCGCAGAGTTCGACACGCTTGTAACTTTATTTGCTCCGGTCTTTTTGTCGTTTTAGGGGCAAAGAGAGTACGAGTACCTATTTTCGGCAGAAAGTAGTAGTGAAACTGTAGATTTCAAGGCGAAATACACAGTGAGTCTCCATGTCGAAAATGACATAAAAAGGATATTATAAAGTAAGACCACAAAAGAGGAAGGAGGTGTCTGGCGTGATCAATGTACATAGCGAGGAGTATATCCTCGGACAGAACATCAAAAAATATCGAATGCTGAAAAAATGGACACAGAGCAAGCTAAGCGAAGTCGTAGACATTGATCGCGCCGAGATTTCCAAATATGAGAGCGGTCAAAATGGCGAAATGGGATTTAAGATGCTGAAGCGGTTTGCGAAAGCATTAGATGTTTCAACGGAACAGCTGCTCGATGATGAGGATGAGCCTCCTGAGAAAAACGAGCAGCATATAGAAAGATATGAAAGGCTAAATTCCCAAAATCAAGAGATGATAGACAAAATGATGGATGCCTTATTCTTACAACAATCAATGGCATCGTGATCCGTGCAGTCGAGATGGCTGTGCGGATTTTTTTTGCTATTTTCCAGACTGTGATGAAATGTGGGAAATTTCCCACAGAAGTGTGGGAAGCGTACCATCTGCAAGTCCCGGTCATTTTGTTATCATATAATCAGTCCAAGGGACAAGCCCACAGAGTCAAATGAAAGCATCTGTCGCAAGCCCCGGACAAATAAAGAAAATATCGTAAGCCCGATTCTAGAGCAGGCGAAGGATACCATAGCAGAACTTCACAGAACAGCGATTTATTTGCTGGCTGGGGAGGTGTGCGGTTGGGATTATTCCTGCTGTCTCTGGAATCGGGCTTTTTTGGTTTTATGCTCCTGCCAGATAGATCAGTGCCTCATCAGCATCCTGCTTCGGTATCTTTCCCTTTCAGAGTCCGGGGGAAAGGACAAAACAATGATGATGAACATGATGACTGGAGCAGTTGCAATCAATGGTGGCGTTGGTGTGATGGAGGTTCGCCAGCCGCAGATGGTGGAGAAAGCGGTACAGGATGCAGGACATATCGCCGCAGATATCGCAGAGAACGCGCATATCACCTTACATGAGTTAAAGGAAAAGATTGACGCAGTGGTGGAAAAGAAGCTGCCGAGTTTCAAGGCACTGATGGAGATGAAACCGATGGCTGTTGCACAGACAACCGTGGATGATGCTTCCCTGACCGTTTACCAGAACGGCTATGCGGTCTACGAGATGGATGACGCACACACGGTCATTGCAGTGGATCGCTGTGGTGATTACCGTTATGACTTTACAGATGGTACATATCAGGTAGTGCCGGCTGAGACTTTTGAGGAGACCGAGTGGAGCGTTCGTCTGCTCATGGAAGGGGAACGCCGGATGGAGCACAATCGGAATAACCGTACTGCTGAGACTGAAAATGTGTCCCTGGAATGTGATGGCTCCGACTGGTCGGCAGCTGTCATGGTGGATTTTTTGGATGAGGATAATGCCGAGATGTTGGCAGACCGGGAACTTCGCCGCCTGTATGCAGCCATGAGCAAGCTGACTGAGCGCCAGTCGGAGATCCTTCAGCTTTACTTTTATAAAGGTATGAATCAATACGAGATTGCAGAAGAACTTGGCATCTGCCAGCAGTCGGTTAACCGGATCATGAATCAGGCGGTAAAAAGGCTGAGAAAAAATTTCTAAAAAAGTTTTTAGAAAAGTGTCTGTTAAAAGGCTCAAAAAGATGTTCATAGTGAGAGGGTTACTTCTCAAGTACATGAACAGGAGGTCAGAACTTATGAGTGCAGTAAGCATGAATGAAGCTGCAAAGAAAACAGCCCAGTTAGAAAATGCGAAGGAGGCCCGTCCACCCGGCAGTGCACCGCAGGAAGAACACCTGCCAAGAAAAATTTTCGTCTGCTCACCGTATCGCCCTACTTCACAGGACGAGAAGTGCAGAAAAGATGAACTGGAAGCAAACATCCGCAGAGCAAAGATGGCCTGTCGGATTCTTTCCACACTGGGCTTTCTGCCACTGGCACCGCACCTGTATTTTACCCAGTTCTTAAAGGATGAGGAGAAGCAGGAACGAAATACCGGCATTCAGCTTGGAATGCAATGGCTGGAGGAGGCAGATGAACTCTGGGTGTTTGGGAGTACCGTGTCGGAAGGCATGGCTGCCGAAATCAAGAGAGCCCATGAGTTGCAGAAAAAGGTCCGGAATCTCCCGGAGCCGGGGCGTGTGGTTGAACTGCTTTTGAAAAACATTTCAGAACAGTACCATGTGCCGTTGGATGATAAGAAAACAGAAGGGCAGCAGGAAGCTGCAGAAAGTGAGGAAGACAATGGAGAATAAGAACGAGAAGAGCATGACTCTGGAGGAAATGATCGGCGAGATGCTGAAGGACGCCAAGGTGGTAAAGGTTCCGTTTCCTGTCAAGGCAGAGGAAGAAAAGAAAGCTCAGAAGCAGGACAAGCCGATGCCGGCACGCCCGCTTGGTGCTCCACTCCTTTCCATTAACATCGAGAACCTGCATCTCCACATGGATGAGCGCATGACCTCTTACAACTACGGCTTCGGTCAGGAGCCGGATGCTGAGGCAGACGACCCGGCAGAGGACATCGACTTTGATGAGATGCTGGATCGCATCCATAAGGAAACCGGTCTGTGTGAGAAGGTCATTCTGGCAGTCCTGAAGGCACAGGCCGATTATCTGGATGACCTGTGGGGTGAGGAGGAAGAAAACGGAGAGGAGGAAAACGCATGATGGATGAACTGAATGTCTTGAATGCTCCGAAGAAAGTTGTGGATGGTCTGGTCGAGGTCTTTGACGGTCTGGCACAGATGTTTGCGGGTGTATCCGAGCAGCTGGATATGCTGGCAGCAGATGCAAAGACGGAGGATGAGCCGGAGCTTCCGGTGGCAGAACAGCCGGTATTGCCCGTAACAGAAAAGAAAGGCCCGGCGGTTTCGCATCCCCGTAAGAAGCCGGTCAAGAAAACCAAAAAGGTGGAAGAGGCGGCTCCTTCGGCCATCGAGGAAGCCGCAGAGGTGCCTGTGGTAGAAGATTTTGGCGAGGCAGAGGAAGCAGTGAACTCCGAGAGCTCAGAAACTGCAGAGAGTGAGCATCCGGTGGACGATGCGGATGCGCTGCCGTGGGAAGAAGATACCGGCCAGAAAGAAGCATTGTCTGATAAAGCCACGGACAAGCCTGTTGCCAAAGCAGAAACACAGTCTGCAGTGACGATCACCAAGGACGAGATAACGGCGGTCATTGTCGCCAAGATCAAGAAGAAGCGTGATAACAACGAGAAGATCGGTCAGCTTCTGAAGACCTACGGTGTGGCCCAGCTGTCTGACCTGCCTGCAGAGAAGTACGAAGCATTTCTGGCAGATGTCTCCCAGATTTAAGGGAGGTCATCATGCCGGAAGTACATGCAATCCTTTCTGCTTCCAGCTCGAAGAGGTGGCTGAACTGTACGCCATCTGCAAGGCTGGAGCAGAACTTTCCAAATGAATCCTCGGTGTACGCCGAGGAGGGAACTGCTGCCCATGCGCTGGGCGAGTACAAGCTGCGGAAATATCTGCATGAACGGGTGAAGCGTCCAACCTCTGAATATGAGGATGAGGAGATGGAAGCGAACACGGATATCTATGCGGAGTTCATCATTTCCACAGTGGAGCGCATCAAGGAGACCTGTCCGCATCCGCTGGTCATGGTGGAGGAGCGGCTGGATTACAGCTATCTTGTTCCATCCGGCTTTGGTACCGGCGACTGCGTGATCATTGCAGACGGTACGCTTTATGTCATGGACTACAAGAACGGCAAGGGCGTGTTCGTAAACTGTGACCATAATCCGCAGATGATGCTGTATGCCCTGGGTGCTTACCACGCCTACGGATATCTGTACAGCATCAAAAAGGTGTCCATGACCATTATCCAGCCGAGACTGGAAAATATCTCGACGTTTGAATGCAGTGTGGAGGAACTGCTGGACTGGGCAGAGACCTATGTCAGACCGAGGGCAAAGCTGGCCTTTGAAGGAAAAGGCGAGCAGGTTCCCGGAGACTGGTGTCGGTTCTGCCGTGCCAGAACTTCCTGCAAAGCCTGTGCCGATGAAGCAATGGCTCTGGTGAAAGAAGAGTTTCTGGATCTGGATGCCGGCGTGCTGGAGGATGAAACCGAGGAAACAGATGCGACAGCATCCTTTGACCCGGACACCTCCGTGCCGACCTTTAAATCCCCGGCACTGCTTTCCAAGACAGACATTGAGAAGATGCTGCCGACCCTGAACCGTATCGAGTCCTGGATCGAAGCTATCTTTGCCTATGTCAGTTCGGAGGCCATCAATCATGGTGTCAGCTGGGATGGGTATAAGGTGGTCGAGGGCAGGAGCAAGCGGCAGTTCCTTGATACGAAATCGGTGGTAGCCGCTGCAGAGAAGGCCGGATACACCGATATTTATAAGACGGAGCTGATCTCCCTGACAGCCTTTGAAAAGCTCATGGGGAAGAAAAAGTTCCAGGAGATTCTGGGAGAGTATGTAGTCAAGCCGCCCGGTAAGCTGGCACTTGTCCCGGATTCGGACCTCAGAGAGGCAGTCGATCTGCAGACTGCGGAAGATGAATTTGCTGTCCTCGACTGAGGGCAGCAGCAATACACAAAAACAGATTGATGGAGGATTTTTATTATGGCTAACAAGATTTCCAGTGCAACTAAGGTCGTGATTCCGTGCCGTATCTCTTTTGCAAACATCTTTGAACCGAAGAGTATCAACGGCGGCGAGGCTAAGTATTCCGTTTCCTGCCTGATCCCGAAGGAGGACAAGAAGACCCTGCTGGCGATCCACAAGGCAGTGGAGGCCGCCAAGGAGGATGGCAAGACCCGTAAGTGGGGCGGTAAGATCCCGCCGAACCTGAAGCTGCCTCTGCGTGATGGCGACATCGATCGTCCGGACGATGAGAACTATCAGGAGCATTTCTTTGTGAATGCCTCCAGCAAGGATGCACCGCAGGTCGTGGACCGTCATGTCCAGCCTGTGACAGACCCGATGATGGTCTACTCCGGCTGTTACTGCAACGTCAGCGTGAACTTCTACGCTTTTAACGCCAACGGCAACCGCGGCGTGGCTGCTGGTTTGGGGAACGTACAGTTCGTCAAGGATGGTGAGCGTTTGTCCGGCAAGGCATCGGCAGAGTCTGATTTTGACGCGCTGGACGATGAGGATGTTCTGGGCGGCGATGCCGGTGAGGAATTGCCGGATTACCTTCGCTAAGAGAAACACAGATAAGTAACCGTGCCGGGGGATGTCAGGGTGTCCTCCGGCTTTTTACATCGAATAGAGGTGAGATATTTGAAAGAAACGCTGATCGATATTGAGACCTACAGCGAGGTGGATATCGGAAAATGCGGCCTGTACCGCTATGCCACAGATCCCAGCTTTGAGATCCTGCTGGTAGCCTGGGCGACCGATGAAGGGGAAGGTTTTGGAGAAACCAGATGTGCAGACCTTGCATCAGGAGAACCGCTCCCCAAAGAACTGCTGGAGGATTTCCAGTCTGGAAATGTGCGCCTGATTGCCCACAATGCTTCCTTTGAGCGGGTCTGTTTTTCCGTGCATCTGCAAAGACATCTGCCGGGACAGTACCTGAAACCCGGAGAGTTCCTGTCGCCGGACAGCTGGATCTGCACGATGGTTATGGCGGCATCGCTGACTCTGCCAATGGCTCTAAAGGATGTTGGCACCGTGCTGAAGACCTGCCAGCAGAAAGACAAGGAAGGCGAGCGGCTGATCAAGCTGTTTTCCATGCCCTGTAAGCCAACGAAGAGTAATGGGATGCGTACCCGGAATCTTCCGGAGCATTACCCTGCTGACTGGGAGAAGTTTAAGTATTACTGCATTCAGGATGTCAACACCGAGGTGGACATTTATAAGAGGCTGAAGAAATTCCCGATGCCGGAGCAGGAGTGGAAGCATTATCGGGTTAATGAGCGTATCAATGACCGCGGCGTGAAGATTGACACGGAGCTGGTGCAGCAGGCCATTGCCTGTGATCTGATGCTCTCGGACGCTATGAGTAAGAAAGCCTATGAGCTGACCGGGCTGGAAAATCCGAACTCTGTGTCACAGCTGAAAGCATGGCTGGATGAGCGCGGCATCCCAATGGACACGCTGGGCAAAAAGGATGTAGCCCAGATGATCGCAGAACTGGACAAAAACGGCGTGGATGCCGAGGCAATGGATATGCTGAAACTCCGGCTACAGATGGCAAAAAGCTCTGTGAAAAAATATCAGGCTGCGGAACGTTGTGTCTGCTCAGATGGCAGGGCCAGAGGACTGTTCCAGTTCTATGGAGCCAGCCGCACTGGTCGTTATTCCGGCCGGAATATCCAGTTGCAGAATCTGCCCCAGAACCATATCTCCACGCTGGACGAAGCACGGGAACTGGTGAAGCTGGGCTGTTTCGATATGGTCGAAACCATCTATGGAAACACCCCGGATGTGCTCTCTCAGTTGATCCGAACCATGCTGATTCCAAAAGAAGGCTGTGAGTTTATCGTGGCTGACTTCTCCGCCATCGAAGCCCGTGTGCTTGCATGGGAAGCTGGGGAGGACTGGCGGCTGGAAGCCTTTCTGGAAGGCAAAGACATCTATTGTGCCTCTGCCAGCCAGATGTTCCATGTTCCGGTCGTCAAGCACGGCATCAATGGCGAACTTCGGCAGAAAGGTAAGGTGGCAGAACTGGCCTGCGGTTATGGAGGTTCTTCCGGTGCACTCATCAGCATGGGTGCGCTGCAGATGGGACTGAAAGAAGAGGAACTGCCGGAGATCATCGATTCCTGGCGGGAAGCCAATCCAAAGATCGTCCAATATTGGTGGGATGTGGAAAAGGCGGCAACGCAGGTGTTCAAGACCGGAAAGCGACAGGAGATTGGCAAGTTGGCGTTCGAGTTTTATTCCGGTACGCTTTGGATGCTGCTTCCTTCTGGCAGAAAGCTGGCGTATCTGAAGCCGAGACTGCAGCCGAACCGCTTCGGAAGGATGAGCCTGACCTATGAAGGAGTGGTGCAAAACCACAAATGGGCCAGACAGGAAACCTACTCCGGCCGGCTGGTGGAGAACGCAACCCAGGCCATCGCCCGTGACATTCTGGCAGAAGCAATGGCCAGGATGGAAGGCTATGGACTGAATATCGTAGGTCACGTTCACGATGAAGTCATCATCGAAGCACCCAAGAATCGGTACACAGTGGATGAGGTCTGCAAGCTGATGTCCGTTAACCCGGAGTGGTGCAAAGACCTTCCTCTGAATGCTGCCGGATATAAGGGCAGCTACTATTTCAAGGACTAAAGGGGGAGCGAGATGCCTCACGTTCTAAAAATGAAAGACGGAAAACTCCTGACACCCTTTGGCATCCGGGATCTGCTGGATGCGGTGCAGGACTATGCCGGCGAGGAACTCCGCCGGGAGATCGAAAGCTATATCGATACCAATGTGGAGGATATTGGCGACTATGAAAAGGAGTACGACCGCATGGAGCAGGACAATGAACGTCTTGCTGACCATCAGCGGTCCGTGCTCTGTGACATCCGGGAAGAGTTGGACGCTCTGGACACGCTCTTGCAGGATACCCGGCTGAACCGTAGACGTATGCAGGGAGCCGTCCGGATCATCCGGCAGATAATCAACCGAGAACTATAAGCACTTGCAGTTATAAAAACACGGCGTTTTTGTCGGAAGGACACAGACGCATAAACGGGCGTATAAATATGCGCCGCAGAGATAGAGAGGAAATTTGCTATGAAAACAGGAAGAAATTTGCAGGAAGTCCTGGTCGAACTGAACCGTCAGAATCAGGCGAAACAGGACTTTATCAGTCCGGCACAGGGGATGCGCCTCCGGGAGGATGGACAGACTTTTGAGATCAACCATCTTACGACCAGCCAGCAGGAGGTGTTTGGTACGACCTCACTGTTCCATCGTCAAGTGGCTTCGGCACTGGGCATCCCGGTCAAATATTATGATCTCATGCAGGCACAGAAGCCGGAGCTGCTGGCCGAGAATGTGAACAGCTGGTTTGCCGACAAGCCCAGTTCTTACATGGTCCGCTCGATGGACTATGGTGCCGGACAGGTGGCCCGTGCGCTGCTGTCGGAACGGTATCGCCGCATTGACAACATGGAGATCGCCACATCGGTGCTTCCGCTGTTTGCAGGTAACGACCAGTACGAGGTCATGTCTTGTGAGGTGACGGAGAACCGTCTGTACCTTAAGGTGGTCAACCACCGTCTGGAGATGGAAGTCCGCAAGGGTGATATCGTCCAGGCTGGTGTGATGATCTCCAACTCCGAGGTCGGTCTGGGAGCTGTGTCCATTCAGCCGCTGGTATACCGTCTGGTCTGCACCAACGGCATGGTGGTCAATGACATGGGTGAACGCCGTCACCATGTGGGCAGGCAGGCGAAAGCAGTGGAGGACAGCTTTGCACTGTATTCGGATGAGACGATGGAAGCAGAGGACAAGGCATTCCTGCTGAAACTCCGCGATACCACGATGGCGGCCATCGATGAGGCTCGCTTTTCTCAGGTGGTCGGCCGTTTGCAGGAATCTATGGAAGTGCCGATCACCGGCAAGGTACAGGATGTGGTGCAGCTGACCGCCCAGAGTTATGGCATCAATGCCGAGGAACAGGAAGGTATTCTTAAGTACCTCATTGAGGGCGGTGACCTTTCTCTGTACGGTCTGTCCAATGCGGTGACCCGCGCATCGCAGGACGTTGTTTCCTATGACCGTGCTACCACACTGGAGGGCATCGGCTGGCAGGTCGCCACAATGGAGCCGCAGCAGTGGAAGCAGATCAATCAGTGAGGTGACGGTATGGAAGATGTCATTCACTGGATCACAGAACACAAAGAGGGCGGCTCTCCGAACAGGAAAGTCAGCCACAGCCACCCGGACCCGACCGCCAATGAAGCCATCGGCAATGTGGTTCGGGAAGAGCGCAGGAAGAAGCACCAGAAAAGGAAACACCCGAAAAAGGAATACCAGGAAAAGAAACACCCACGCATCGGTGTCTGGCGGGCAGAGGAGGCGAAGCCGGATGAGGGAGAATGAAGTCGAAAAGCAGTTTGTGGAAGCAGTCAGGGCCGCCGGTGGGCAGGCCCTTAAATTCACCAGTCAGAGCATGAACGGTGTGCCGGATCGACTTGTTTTACTGCTCGGCGGCAAGTGTGCTTTTGTGGAACTGAAAGCTCCCGGCAAGCAGATGCGTATCCTTCAGAGAAAACGCAGACTGCAGCTGGAGGCACTGGGCTTCCCGGTATTCTGCGTAGACCGCCCGGAACAGATCCAGCCTGCTATCCATGCGTTGATTTGCTGGAAACCGGGCGAGCCTATCCCACAGGGGATCGGGGCGAAGATCCCGGAGATGCCGGAAGTTACGCTGCCACAAGGAAATACACAAAGCGAGGAGCTGGAAACACGGGCACAGGATGCCGGGGAGGAGGTGATGCCCAAATGAAGTTCATTCCACATGATTATCAGAGCTACTGTACGGAGTATATCAAAACGCACCCGGTCGCAGCCCTTTTTCTGGATATGGGCTTGGGTTAAGGAAAGACCGTTATCACATTAACGGCCATCAAAGACCTTATGCTGGAGACTTTCGAAGTCAGTAAGGTCCTGATCATCGCGCCACTGCGTGTGGCCCGTGACACATGGCCAGCAGAGATTGAAAAGTGGGATCATCTGCATGGACTGGATATTTCTGTCATTGTAGGTGACACAAAGACCCGCATTGCAGCACTCCACCATCCGGCAATGATCTATGTCATCAACCGGGAAAATATCAAGTGGCTGGTGGAGTATTATGAGAAAAACGGAATGCGCTGGGATTTTGGCATGGTCGTGATCGATGAGCTTTCATCGTTCAAGAACTACCAGTCCCAGCGTTTTAAATTCCTGCGGAAAGTCCGTCCGTATGTGAAGCGGTGGGTCGGGCTGACGGGTACCCCTTCTTCCAATGGTCTCATGGATCTTTGGGCGGAGATTGGGATTCTGGATGGCGGTGAGAGACTCGGCAAATTCATCGGTCGGTATCGGGAGGCTTATTTCAAAGCCTCTTCCATGAATCCATCCACCGGTGTTGTGTTCCAATACAAGCCCAGAGAAGGAGCAGAGGAGCTGATCTACCAGAGGATCTCGGATATTACGATTTCCATGAAAGCACTGGATTACCTCCATATGCCGGACTGTATTCCAAGTCGGTATGAGGTGGAGATGAGCGCACCGGAGCGGGAACTTTACGATATGCTCCGAAAGGATCTGCTGATCCCGCTGAAAGATGGTGACATAGATGCTGCCAATGCCGCATCACTGACAGGGAAGCTGTTGCAGATGAGCAATGGCGCTGTCTACGATGAGAACGGAAAAGCCCGCATCATCCATGACCATAAGCTGGAAGCACTGGAAGACCTAATCGAAGCCGCCAATGGGCAGCCTGTTCTGGTGGCGTACTGGTTCAAGCATGACCGCCAGCGTATCATGGAGCATTTGGTAAAGCAAAAGATCCCGGTGCGGGATATCAAGAGCAGCACCGATATCAAGGACTGGAACGCCGGCAAGATCCCGGTCGCCCTGATCCACCCGGCATCAGCCGGACATGGATTGAATATCCAGCAGGGCGGACACATCCTGATCTGGTTTGGATTGACATGGAGTTTGGAACTGTACCAGCAAACTAATGCCAGACTTTGGCGGCAGGGGCAGACGGAGGTGGTCACCATCCACCATATCATCACCCAGGACACCGTGGACGAGGATGTCATGGCCGCTTTGGAGCAGAAAGACATGACACAGGAAAAACTGATCTCAGCAGTCAAGGCGCAGCTGGGGAGATAGGAGAAGATTATGGAAAAGAATACGACCAATTACAAGTTTCTGAATGCAAAGGATCGTGCCTCTGAGAGAAAGAACTCTCACGGCATTCTGGATACCGACCGATATCACTACATGACTGCACCGCATGTGCAGACCAGCAAGCGGAAGCGCGACAGAGATGGATTTTTCACACCGTATGCGATGTTCCGTCCGTACAGTGGCACTGGGCTGCTGTGTGCGATCTTCGGGGAAACACCTGCCCGTAAGACCTCTGACCTGCGAGTTACACAGGATATGCTGGCGAAGGAAGCCTATGAGCATGAGATCGAACTGCTCATGTGTCAGGCGAAATCCTACGAGCTTCAGTTCCACAAGCGTTTCTGTGCGGAAGACCGTGCGGAGGAATGCTATGCGAAAGCAGTGGCAGCAGGCAAACACCCGGATGCACCGAAGCTGACAGCGGAAGATACCAGACAGACGATTTTGGATGCGGTTACTTGGCGTTTCGATTGGATTCAGCAGAACAAGAGAAAATGCTATCGCTTTGCTGAGATCCTGATTGACGCGAAGGAACACCGTCTGGTGACAGACAGGGAAGAAAAAGAAAACTTTGTAGATCTGTTTGTGCGGAACGCAGTTCTGATGCCGGAGCCGAACCGCAAACTGATCGACTGCATGTACGAGGCAGCATGGTATTCCATCTATATGTTCAAGTATGGATTGGATAGACAGAAGGTGCCGGCACCATGGTACGAAACGAAAGAGCATGATTCAGGAAAGGGCAGGGTGAACGACTGATGGGAATGGCAGCAGACAATTTGGAATGCTACGAGAATCTGGCGAATGCAATCATCCTGCAGGCTGTCAAGGATTACAAAACCGTACTGTTCCGTCTGGAGGACCATCCGAACAACCGGGATGCGCAGTTTGAGAAAAAGAGGCTGGAAGGTTTCTTTTACTCCAACTGGTACAACACGCTGACGGATCTGGATGCCGGCACACTTATTTCTGGTGTGCAGGCAAGAGTGAAGGTTGAAGCCGTGGAGCGTAGAAAGAGGAGGGCAGAAAACCTGCGCCGGAAAGCGGAGCGCGAGATGAAAAGGCTCGTGAAGCTGCTCACGGAAGCCGGTGCCGCTCTGACTCCGGAGAACATCCGGGCGTTATAGGTGACATTGCGTGATAAAAATAAACAGACCAGAACAGGAGGTGCAGTATGGCAGACGAGATGGATTATATGGAACAGGCAAAGGAACTGGCTGATTCCTATAGACTGCTGGTACGCAGGCGGGATATGCTCCGGCAGCAGTACGAGGATTCCCGGTCTTGGTTTTATACTAAGGATGAGATCATCTATAAGCTGTCGCAGGGCGCACATGAGGAAGCCGAGCGCGTGCAGACCAGCGGTACATCAAATCCGGTGGAGCGTACCGTCCTCAACTGTGATAAGGTGCTGGCATCTATGAACCGTGAGGTACAGACCCAGCGCACGGAACAGTTTCTGGAACCTTACTATGAAGTCTGTGAACAGATTGAACTCTTTGAGATTGGACTTCGCAGTCTGCACGGACAGACCCGGCTTGTGGCAGAGCAGCTGTTTGTGGATGGAAAGAAGCAGACGGAGATCACAGGGGTAGATGGAAACAATCTGACCCGGCGAAACGTAGTCCGGGAAAAAGAAAATGCTTTGCAGGGAATTGCGGCTGTGATTCGCTGGAGAAAGGAGGGAGCATAGTATGCAGGCAGAGGAAATTATGGAAAAGAAAATTGCTTCAGCAATGGAGGTCTGTAAAAAGTACAATCGCATTAAGATCGATGGAAAAAAGGCAGAGGCGGTATGGAAGTATAATCTGGATATGGCTGCGGATGCCAAATATCCAAAAGAAACCGAAATGTATGAGGAATATGCAGACAAAGCTCTGACTGGATTCAAGGCTTCGATTAAATGGCTGAAAATAGTAGACAGAGCTATGAGAATGGTTTTGCCTTACGAAGCCGAGCAGGTTTTGATACAGCATTTTGTTGAGGGAAAACCGCTCAAATCTATTCGTGGAGGACGAAACCAGTATATGTCCAGAACCACAGCAACAAAGTATAAGAAAATCGGAATCCAAAAACTGGCTGACAATATTTCTTCTATTGAGGCCGACTTGAAGAAGCTGGAGGAGACTCTGGAAAATTCTTTGTGATTTGGACATGATGCGGTCTTAAATGAACGCAGATGAACATTTTTCCAGTTTACCGTACATTGGCTTTTTGCTATACTTTAAACTAGGAAAATAGGAGAAACGAAGGCATGGAAAGTCCGGGAGCAGAAGATGCTGTCCGGTATTTTTTATGCCTTTTTACATTTTGTGCCGCCTAAAAGTGTGAACTTGGGAGGCCTTTTTGCTATCAACATGGAGGTGATATCCTGATGGGACGAAAGAAAAGTAATGCCCGGCCGGTAGAGCGCGGCCGCAAGATCCATGTCAATAAATACATCAACCAGCGTGGAAAAACGAAGCCGCACCGCAGATCAGAGGCATCCTGTAAGCTGACATCGAAAGAACCTCAGTTTCACGAGATGATAGCTGATCAGTGGCCGGTACAAAAGATACCGAAGCAGTATGAGATCTGGTTTGCAGAACTGGGGAATCATTATGGTACTTCGGTGCAGAGCGGAAACCGCCCGGTGCTGGTCATCAGCAACGATATGGCAAACCGCAATTCTCCGATCATCACGGTGATCCCGATGAGTTCCAAGCTGAAGAAGCTGGAGCTGCCGGTACACATTCCGGTCACCGGGAGAGACTGCGAAATGCTCCGGGATGAGTGTCTGGAAGAATCCATTCTGCTGGTGGAGCAGATCACGACTATTGACAAGATGGTTCTGTGCAATCGGCTCTGCCGTGTGACTTCGGCCAAGAAAAAGCAGGAGATCGAAGCTGCTGTTAAGAAGCAGTTTGCGATGCAGGCTTGTACGGGAAGGGAGGCACAGGCATGATGGACATCAAGAACATTCCGGGCAAGCTGAAAACGACCTGCAGCTTCTGTGTCTGGAAGTTTGAAAAGCGCAATGGACAGAAGACCAAGATGCCGTTTAACCCGGCAACGGGAGAACGGGCAAAGATCAATGACCTGCGTACATTTTCAGATTTCAAGAATACCCTCGTTACCTATGCGATGGGCGGTTATGACGGAATCGGCATCGCAGTCGGAAACGGCATCGGTGCTTTTGATATCGACCACTGTATCCGGGAGGATGGTACACTGAACGATACAGCGGATACTGTCCTTTCCATCTTTCCTACGGCTTACGTGGAAAAATCTCCATCCGGGAAAGGACTGCGAGGTTTCTTCTGTGTGCCGGAAGACTACGTCTACGACAAGACAGTCTACTACATCAATAACCGTAGCAAAGGTCTGGAAGTGTATATGCCCGGTGCGACGAACCGCTTCGTCACCGTAACGGGAGATGTTTACCGCACAGGTGAGATCCCGAACGATGAAACGGCAATGACAACACTGCTGGATACGCTGATGAAGCGAAACAAGCAGGTGCAGCAGACCCATTTCCAGCACCATTCGTATCTGGATGATGAGGCTGTCATCGCACACGCCAATGAAGCCAGCAATTCGGAAAAGTTCAAAAAACTCTTTGCCGGTGACTGGGAAGATCTCTACGGCAGCCAGTCGGATGCAGATATGGCGTTACTGTCCATTTTGGCATTCTGGTGTGGCTGCGATGAGGAGCAGATGGACCGCATCTTCCGTACATCGGGCTTGATGCGTGATAAGTGGGATCGCAAGCAGGCTGGTTCGACCTACGGTGCGATTTCCATCCGCAATACCGTCAATACCTGTTCGGCTGTCTATATGCCGGTCAATGCGCAGGACATTGTGGATGAGGAATTTTCCAAGCTGGATGAGGATGAAGAATATCAGCCGGACATTTCCAAGATCACTCTGACCTTGGAGGAGATGGCTCCGCACTCAAACCCACGATATGGCAGAGAAGAAATCGGCATGGGTAACGCCTTCGCTGACTACTTTAAGCCTATTGCCAGATACAACAGTGAGCGAGGTATCTGGTATGTCTATGATGGTTCTGTCTGGAGAGCAGACGCTGAAAATTTGCGAGTGGCAGAACTGGCAAAGCTGCTGGCGGACAAGCTGTATGTATTTGCTTTGACGATCACGGAGGAAGATGCCCGAAAGCGTTTTATTGACCGTGTAAGGAAACTTCAGCTTCGCAGAAACCGTGACACCATGATCAAGGATGCGAAGTCTGTATTTCCGCTGGCGATGAAGAATTTTGACCGTGACATTTATCTTTTTAACATGGCAAATGGTACGCTCGACCTGCGAACTGGTGAGTTCCGGGAACACAGACCGGAGGACTTTCTCACAAAGGTGTCTCCGGTAGAATATGATCCGGATGCCAAATGCGACCGATTTATCAAGTTCATGGATGAAGTCATGATGGGGGATAAGGATACTATCCGGTACACACAGAAAGCTCTGGGTTATGCGCTGTCCGGTGATACCCGGATGGAATGTTTCTTTATCCTGTACGGTGCTACTTCCCGAAATGGCAAAGGTACGCTGATGGAATCTTTTCTGCGGCTTATGGGCGATTACGGCAGAAATGCTGACCCAGTGCTGCTTGCCATGAAATTCAATGCGCAGAGCAATGGACCTACCGAGGAACTGGCGCGTCTTGCCGGTTCCCGTTTTGTCAATATCTCTGAGCCGGAGAAGAAGCTGACCATTGATGCAGCACTTACTAAGCGATTGACTGGCAATGACACGATCACTGCCCGATATCTGCACGAGAACAGCTTCGAGTTCCGTGCTGGATTCAAAATCTTCATTAACACGAACTACCGGCCCAACATTACGGATCTGACCTTGTTCCACTCTGGCCGCGTGAAAATGATTCCTTTCAATCGGCATTTTAAGGAAAACGAGCAGGATCGAGGCTTGAAGGCTCAGTTTGCAGAGCCGGAAAATATGGCGGGCATTTTCAATTGGGTGTATGAGGGCTTCAAGCTGTTCCTCAAAGAAGGATTGGAAATGCCGCAGGCAGTCAAGGAGGCCACGGCAGATTATGAGTTGGAGTCCGACAAAGTCGGTCAGTTTGCCAGTCTCTGTCTGCGTCATGCCAAAGGAGAAGAACTGCGTAGTGTAGCGGTGTTCGATATCTACAAGCGGTGGTGCGAAGCAAACAACATCAAAGCTCTGAGCCAGCCAAACTTCAAAAAGGAGATGGAGCAGAGGTATGTTTACGAGGTGCGCAGACCGTGGAAAGAAAAAGGCAATGCAACTACTTTTCTGAATGATTGTGCTTGGGCACAGGAGGAAGAAGAGGATACAGACGTTCTGTCTGATTCTGCTCCGGAACACATCGAGAGGTTGATCCAGAAGACACAGGTCACCGAATTTTCTGAAACCTAAGCTGTAGATGATGCTCACATCAGAGCATCTACAAAATGGGGAAAAGCACCTACAGATTTGATATTTTGTAGATGTGGAACCCTGATTTTTAAGTGCTGCCGACATTCGGAAAAGAACAAAATTGCCTTTTCGATGCAAAATGACCGAATTTTGCTTCTACAGAGCTTCTACAAAAATTGAGGTGCGTGAAATGCAGAAAGCACGTTTTTAAGCGGTTTTCTGTACTTCTTTATTGCTTTTGTTCCTTCTTGTAGATGATGTAGAAGATAAAAAGGTTAAATAAAAAATATAAATCTCGTATAAGAAAAACCAAAATCAGCATCTACAACATCTACAGGGTAGAAAAAACGAGAACAGACACGAATCTTTGTGGGTATCTTTTGCGAGGGCTTGCTTTGTGGGAAATGACAGGGCGGAGCCAGAGCAAAGGGTACCTGCTTTGATATTACATGAAAGAGGGGAAAACATGATGGAAAAGACTGTGAACAAAAATATGGGGATGCACTGGCTTGGGAGGAATACGGCTGGATATGAAAATCTCAGCATCAAGCAGATGATGCCGTTGCCGATTGGAACTACGGTCATGGCAGTCGATGTGGATGATGATGACAATGTGGTCATGCGGGAATGCAATGAGGTTTCAAGACCCTATTGTTTGGTACTGACGGAAGATGGAGAAGGACGAACAGAGATTTATCCTTTTGACCTTTCCTGTGACGGTGGCATTGATATGCGGGGCTCTGTGATTCCTGTCCGACATTGTCCGAAGTGCAATAAGAAGATGCACCCGTATATGGAGGAATACGATCTAAGCACACTTTACTACACCTGCTCTTGTGGGAATAAAGTGCTTGGCTGGACGGAAATGGAGGAAAAAACCAATGAGTAAGATCATCACTTGTGAACAGGTCAGCAACGGCCATCCCGACAAAATCTGTGACCAGATCGCAGATGCCATTGTGATCGACATCCTTCAGCATGACAAGCACGCCCGTGTGGCGATTGAGTGTCTGCTGAAAAAGAGCCAGCTTTTTATTGCAGGCGAAGTTACTACCGATTACCAGCCAAACTACCACCAGATTGTCCACGATGTGTTCAACCGCATCGGTGCCGAAAAGCTGGGGTGGAACCTGACTGAGCTTCTTCGCATCGGCATTCTGGTGGACAAGCAGTCGCCAGATATTGCACTGGGTGTGGACAAGGGCGGTGCCGGTGACCAGGGAATCATGTATGGCTATGCCACCAACGAGACGGCAGAGCAGATGCCGATTCCCTACATGGTCGCTACCAAGTTTCTGCAGCTGTTGAAGAACCATCCGTCCAAGATGTTCCGGGCAGATGCCAAGGCACAGGTCAGCTACGATTACGACACCGGCCGAATCACTACGTTCCTCTGCTCTGTGCAGCACAGCCCGGATGTGGAGGTCAGCGACTTCCGGCACATCATCGAATCCATGATGGTGCTGGCCGCCTGCGAGTATGGTCTGGACGGTGACTTCACGAAGCTGGTCAACCCGACCGGCCGTTTCGTGCTGGGCGGCAGCTACGCCGACTGTGGTGTGACTGGCCGGAAGCTGGCGTGCGACACCTACGGCGGTATCGGCCGCATGGGCGGCGGTGCTCTGAGCGGCAAAGACCCGACCAAGGTAGACCGCTCTGCAGCATACATGGCGAGGAAGATTGCCAAGGACATCGTGCAGGCGGGCTACGCTGACAAGTGCGAAGTCCAGCTGGCTTACGCCATCGGTGTGGTACAGCCGGTGGGTGTGGCTGTGGAGTGCTTCGGTACGGAGCACCAGTCCCTCGACTTCATTGAAGCCTATGTTCATGACAGCTATGACCTGACCCCACAGGGTATCATCAAGCGGCTGGGCCTGCTGGACGTAGACTACAACAAGGTCAGTGCTTACGGTCACTTCGGCAAGGCTGGTCTTCCGTGGGAGGACTGACCCATGCCGTACAGACCAAAGACACCGTGCCATCACCCCGGCTGCCCTGAGCTGGTGGAACCCGACCGGCTCTACTGTGAGAAGCACCTGTCTCTTCACCCGGAAGTTACACGCCCAGCGGGTAAGCGTGGATACAACAGACGTTGGCAGAAAGCCAGGAAGTCGTATCTCGAAGCACATCCGTTATGTGTGCAGTGCGCCAAGCAGGGCAAGTACGTCCGGGCAACGGTGGTGGATCACATCATTCCGCACCGTGGTGACCAGAAACTTTTTTGGGACCAGAATAACTGGCAGTCGCTCTGCAAGAGCTGCCACGATCAGAAGACGTTGACTGAGGACATCAACCCGACCTACACCTACTGACACCCCCACCGGGGCCGGGGTCGCTTCTCTACGGTGAAGTCACACGGAGACCGGTGCGCCCTTTTCTGTGAAAAACCGCAAAATTGATAGGCCGGGGGTCAGAGGATTAACGGCGCAAAATGAAACAGGAAAATGTACAGGCATCGGAGCTTCGGTTCCGGTGCCATTCTTTTTCCCCGAAATGAACCAAAGTGTGTGAAACCTCTCGTAAACAGGGAACTTTCGCACATTTTAGCTTGTTCCGGGAGGAGCGAGGGCGAGCGGGAATCGGCCGCTGCAATAACAAACCAACCTGGCGGGGCGGTGCCGATTTCCACTTCGCCGCTTTTCGTATGAATTATGAGATTTTTCTAAGAAACCGCCGAAGAAACGGCGAAAAATGAGAGTGAGGTGAGGGCAGATGGAAGACTACACGGCTGAGATGATCAAGGACATGGCGTTTTCGTTCTGTCCTCAGTGCGGCACGGCAATCATACCAAACCACAAAGGCAGACCCCGGAAGTTCTGCTCACCGGAATGCCGGTCACGATGGAACAACACCCATCCGAAGCCGGAGAACTGGAAAACGGTACGCTCCAAGATTTGCCCGGTGTGTGGTAGGGAGTTTTCCTACCGGCACCAGTACGGGTTGGAACGGAAATATTGCAGTCGGGCTTGTGCCAACCGGGGCAGAGGAAAGGAGGCAAAAGATGCAGCCATTGAGTATTGAACGGGATGTCAGAAGAAATGGCATCCGTATGGATTGTGTTTTTGAAGGAATGGCGTTTGATGCGGCCAGGGAGCAGGTGAGGACGCTGCGGCTTTCTGGAACGAAACTTTCTCAGATCGCAGAGCAGACGGGAATGCCTGTGGAACAGGTGATGGATTACTGCCGGGAACTGGGATTGCCGGAAATGGGAAGCTGCCATCTGGTGCCGCCGGGCCGAATGAAAGAACGCAGATGTCCAGTCTGTGGAAGAATCATCGGGCAGAGTGGAAGAGGTGCACCGAGAAAATATTGTTCGGATGAATGCTATGCCGAATATGAACGAAGGAATTATAAACGGGAAAAGGCTGGCAGGGTAGCATTCTGTCAGAACTGTGGCCGTCCGTTTACGGCAATCTGCGAAAGCAGGAGTCAGCGGATGTTCTGCAGCAGAAATTGTTATTTTGAATTTCGATATGGAATGAAGGAGGCGAAGGAGCATGAGTGAAAAGGTGATCGGTGTGTACCCGTTGTTCAACACCGGGGGTATTTGTGTACATGCAATCGACTTTGCGGAAGATAAGGTCCTGGCATCTGTGAACGGGGAAAACCCGGAATGGTGCGAGATGGCAGAGAAACCGCAGCCAGAAGAAGATGGTAGTGAAATGGAGTCGGGCTTTTTGTTCGGCTCCTTTTTCGTGCCGTTCTCCGGGGTCATACGCATGTGAATCTAAAACGGGAGGGCTTACATGAAAGCGACTGCTGAACTAAAGATGCTGCCGGTGTCCGTACTCAAGCCGGCTGCATACAATCCCCGGAAAAAGTTGAAGCCGGGGGATAAAGAGTACGAGAAAATCAAGAACTCCATCACGGAGTTCGGCTTCGCAGATCCTTTGGTGGTCAATGCCGACATGACGATCATCGGCGGCCATCAGAGACTGACTGTTGCAATGGAACTGGGATACACAGAAGTGCCTTGTGCGGTGGTGGACATCGACAAGACCAGAGAAAAAGCTCTGAACATCGCACTTAACAAGATTACGGGTGCATGGGATGATTCTCTGCTGGCTGACCTGCTCAAGGACATCGAAGATTCCAACTTCGACCTCGGCAAGACAGGCTTTGACCCGCCTGAGATCGAGACGCTGTTCAACAAGGTCCACAGCAAAGAGGTCAAGGAAGATGACTTCGATGTGGAATCCGAGCTGAAGCAGCCGTGCTTCTCCAAAGAGGGCGACCTCTGGCATCTGGGAAAGCACATCGTTCTGTGCGGCGATTCCACTAAGGCAGAATGCTACGATACCCTGATGGAAGGTACCAAGGCAAATCTGGTTCTTTCCGATCCTCCTTACAATGTGGATGTGGAAGAAACGGCCGGTAAGATCATGAATGACAACATGGGCGATTCGGAATTCTACCAGTTCCTTCTGGCAGCGTTCCAGCAGATGCACGGTCATCTGGCGGATGACGGCTCCATCTACATCTTCCATGCAGATACGGAAGGGCTGAACTTTAGAAAGGCATTCAAGGATGCCGGGTTCTACCTGTCTGGGTGCTGTATTTGGAAGAAGAATGCTCTGGTGCTGGGGCGCAGTCCTTACCAGTGGCAGCACGAACCGTGTCTTTACGGTTGGAAGCAGAAGGGGAAGCACCAGTGGTATTCCGACCGAAAGCAGACGACCATCTGGGAGTATGACCGGCCGAAGTCCAACAAGGATCATCCGACCATGAAGCCCATCGGCCTGATGAGCTATCCAATCCGCAACTCAACTATGACCAACGGCATCGTCCTCGATCCGTTCCTTGGTAGCGGCTCGACATTGATCGCCTGTGAGGAAACGGACCGTGTGTGTCGGGGCATCGAGCTTGATCCGAAGTTCGTGGATGTTATCGTGAAGCGGTACATCGAACACAGCGAAGGCCACTACGATGATGTGTTTGTTATCCGCGACGGTCAGAAGCTGAAGTTCGAGGAAGTGGCAACCTTCGAGCCGGAAAGCGAGGATGCCGATGGAGAATAAACAGCTGACACTCGGCAGCCTCTTTGATGGTTCCGGGGGTTTCCCGTTGGGTGGACTTTTGACCGGGCAGATCACTCCGCTGTGGAGCAGCGAGGTGGAGCCCTTTGCCATCCGAGTCACGACCAAGCGCCTGCCGTGGGTGAGGCACTATGGTGATGTGTCTGCCATCAGCGGTGCGGACTTGCCGCCTGTTGACATCATTACTTTTGGAAGTCCCTGTCAGGATATGTCTATCGCCGGTAAGCGGGACGGTCTGGATGGTTCACGGTCCAGCCTGTTTTACGAAGCAATCCGAATCGTGAAGGAAATGAGGTGTAAGACCAATGGAGAAAAACCAAGATTTATCGTGTGGGAGAATGTGCCAGGGGCCTTCTCCTCAAACAAAGGACAGGACTTCAAGGCAGTCCTCGAAGCCGTCATCGGTGTTAAAGAACCGTCTGCCCAGGTGCCTGCGCCTGAGAAAAAGGGATGGCCGGATGCTGACTACTATTTGGGAGACGGATGGAGTGTCGCGTATCGAGTCCTTGATGCACAGTGGTGGGGCGTGCCCCAGCGTAGAAAACGAATCTTCCTTGTCGCAGATTTTGCAGACCAGAGTGCCCCAAAAGTATTATTTGAGTCCGAAGGCGTGTCTCGGTATTCTGCGGAGAGCTTCCGTGCGTGGCAAAGAGCTGCCACCTGTGTTGAAAGCAGCACTGGAAAGGCAGGCGGCACAGGAAGAATCTGCCTGAATGATCAGGATGGGGAGAGAATGGATGTGACAAAGGAAGTGACATCAACGCTTCGAGCAGAAGCACACCATCCTCCGTGTGTTCTGGAAGCAGCCGGTTTCTGCACGGAACACTCTGCCAACGCAAGAAGCATCGGGTATGAAGAGGAACGGTCACCAACTCTCCGGGCTGGTGTTGTGCCTGCCGCTATTGCTTTGGAAAACCATCCTGCAGACAGCCGGGTGAAGATTTCCGAGGATGGCAAGGTGCAGACCCTGACCAGCCGGTGTGGTACGGGTGGCGGCAATGTTCCACTGGTCATGGATGGTGTTGAAAAGTCGGTGGAAAGCCCGGTGAAAGATGTTGAGAACTCCCCGGCAGTCACATTGAAGATCCGCTCCGGATGTGAGGGCGGCGGCAAGGGAGCCATCTGGCAGGAAGAAAAGTCAGCCACCCTCGGCTGCAACAACGACCAGACGCTGTTCGTTCCGAAATGCTACGGTGTCTGCTCTAAAGCCAGTCATTCCATGATGTCCGATAATCCGCATAGCGGTTTTTATGAAGCAGATACATCCCGGACTCTTGACCGCAGTGGTGGAGACCCGACCTGTAACCAGGGCGGCATCTGTGTAGTAGAGCCGGTTGCTTTTACACAGAATCAGAGGGATGAAGTCCGGGATCTGGGAGAGAAGTCAGCAGCACTTGCAGCAGAGCTAGGGATGAAGCAGCAGACCTTCGTCCTGCAGGGCAACATGATTGGCCGTAAGGATGAGAATGGTCCGCAGGGGGATGGTGTCAATGAGGATGTCTGCTTCACCTTAGATGCGACAGACCGCCATGCAGTCTGCGCACCAGAAAGTGTGTATGCCATGACAACTGGTTCCTATATGCAGGTGGAGAAAGAAGTTGCACCGACTTTGATGGCACGGGATTACAAAGACCCGACCACCATCGCACCGGCACCGCATCTGAACGAGGGAGTTATGGGAACGGTGGCGACTGGGGCACATCCCAGCGGCTTTAATGGGCAGGATGCTTTCAATGACCGTCTGGTCATCGACAACCCAGAAGTACAGTCCACGCCAGTGACCTATACCGTCCGCCGCCTGACACCAACCGAGTGTGCCAGACTGCAAGGCTTCCCGGACTGGTGGTGCAGAGACCTTGGAACAGAAAATCCGACTGAGGAAGAACTCACTTTCTGGGCAGATGTGTTTGAAACCCACAGACGGATCGTGACACAGGCTAAGAAGCAGAAGACAGAGAAACAGCTGCGAAAATGGCTGGCTGATCCGTATTCGGATGCAGCAGAGTACAAGCTCTGGGGCAACGGTGTCGCACTTCCGTGTGTATACTTTGTTCTCGCCGGCATTGCATGGTGCGCAGGTCTGGAAGAATAAAATGGCCCGCTATATTACAAGGTAGAAAGGCTACCAAGTGATATGGCGGGCTTACATATCGGGCCTATTTACACAAATGAGTTAGCATCTCATTGTGTAAAGGGTCGAACATAAAGATTATTCGGAAATGGACTTGCTATTTGCCCGGTTCAGAGTGATATATGTGCTACCGAAAAAAACATCGGGATGCATAAAAACAAAATAATGAAAAAGGAGCGATGAATCATGTTGAAGTTTGAACTAAATGTAGAGGAGCGCAAAACACTGGCAAAGCGGATGGAGGAGCTGACAGGCATTCATCCTTACTACACCAAGGCCCCTCGGTATGCGTATGACATCGGAAATTACACCATTGACCGGGATGGCAACCTGCTGGTGGAGGCGGAAAATGCAGATCTGGAATTGCTGACTACGCTGATGAATGAAGGCCTGATCCGTGGCGGCGAGGATGTGGATGCAGAGACTTTGCAGGAAACTGCAGACGAACAGCCTGCGGTAGACCTTGCCGAGGGTGTCCAGATGATTCCGGCAGTAGATCCAAATGAGCAGGAGACCTGTGAAGGGGATTCAGAAGAAGCCGAGGAAGATGGGGAATCCGAAATGGAGAGTGCAGAGCAAATCCCATCGGAAGAAGGTGGGGAACAGCCTGTGGCAGAGGAAGCAATCCCTCTGGATGCGGATTTTTCTTTCCCGATCAGTCAGCATAACGGCGTATCGCTTCGCAACCTGGTCAATCTGATCTACAGCAGAGGGGAACTCGTCAGCAAGGCAACGGACGGCATTTTCCTTGCCGATAAGGGGCTGGTGGATGCCTTGAAAGATGACAGCTGCACTTATGCGGTAGCAAATTTCATTCATGCGCTCAAAGAGTATGAAGAACAGCATGGTGCTTCCCTGGAAGGCTTGACGATCACAGATGAGAAAGTTACCTTTACAGGTTTCCCGATGGCACCGGATTATGACCACCTGACTGCATTCGGACACCTTGCGATTCTGATGAACCAGCAGGCTATCAGCCAGAAGCGGATTCAGGCAAAAGAGGTGAACGATTCCAATGAGAAATACGCTTTGCGAACTTGGCTTCTGCGCCTTGGCATGAATGGCCCGGACTTCAAGCAGACCAGAAAGATTTTGATGGAGAACCTTTCCGGCCATGCGGCTTTCCGCACGGATGAGGAAGCACAGAAGTTCCTTGCAAGGGAAAAGGCAAAGCGTGATGCCCTGAAAGCCGCGAAACAGGCGGCGCAGGAGGGCAGTGCCTCCCCTGGGAAAATGATCGCATCGGCAGATGCCGAGCCGACACAGCCCGACTGTGGGGCAGACACGGCGCAGATGCTGGAGGCGGGAGCGTAAGCTCCCAAGCCCCCAATGGGGGCCGGAAAATATGCGAGCCTCTCTTCCATTGTACCGATATTAACTCTGAAAATGTACATTATCAAGCGGATAAACCGCAGAAATGTACACGATCATTCCTCTCGATATTTGTCGAATATATGTTCTTTTATGGCCTTGCTATTATGTGCACCTGACGGTAATATGCACATACCGAAAGGGAAAACAAGGAAAAAACAAAGGAGAACATACCATGAACGATAAAACAAGAGAGCAGATTGAAGCCATGAAGAACCAGACCATCGGAGTTGAGATCGAGATGAACAACATCACCAGAGAAAAAGCGGCAAGAAAGGTCGCTGAGTACTTCGGAACCAGAGCATGGAACGCCGCTGGCGAGTACGGATATTACAGCTGGGCTTGCAAGGACCAGCAGGGCAGGGTTTGGAAATTCCAGAGGAATGTGAGCATCTACGGACCGGACGCAGAAAAATGCGAACTGGTCACCCCGATCCTCACCTACGACGACATCGAACCCCTGCAGGAAATCATCCGGCTGCTCCGCAAGGCAGGCGCAAAGAGCGGCCCAAGCCGCGGATGCGGGGTCCACATCCACATCGGCAAAGGCGACCACACCGCAAAGACCATCCGCAACCTTGTGAACATCATGGCGGCGCACGAACAGCAGATCGGCAGAGCCATCCGGATCGATGCAGGGCGCACCGGACAATATTGCCAGGTGGTCAACCACCGCTTCCTCGACCGGCTGAACCGCGAGAAGCCGACCACCATGCGCAAGCTGGAAGACATCTGGTACGAAGGCAACGGTTCCAGCTGGGAAAACCGGAATGCCCACTACAATTCAAGCCGGTACCATATGCTGAACCTCCATGCCACCTTCACAAAAGGGACCATTGAATTCCGCCTTTTCCAATTCGCAGACCCAGCGGACGGAAGGCGCAACGGACTGCACGCCGGTGAGATGAAAGCCTACATCCAGCTTTGCCTCGCAATGAGCCAGCTTGCTAAGATGGTCAGAACGGCAAGCCCGAAGCCCCAGCAGACCGACAACGAAAAGTACGCCATGCGGTGCTGGATGCTGAGGCTGGGATTCATCGGGGATGAATTTGCAACGGCAAGGGAGATCCTTCTGCGGAACATGGAGGGCAACGCATCCTGGCGGAACAAATAAGCCGGGATGCACGGGCACCTTTTGGGCGGGCAACCGCCCTTGAGGTGGTAGAAGGAGGTGCAGGTTTATGAAAAGCACGTTAAAAAATGAAAACACACCGGGAGGCAGGGCCTTTAAGGTGACCATCACTGAGACCTACCAGAGAACGGTGACCATTTATGAATCCGAAATGAAAGAGCCGACCGTGGAGGAAGCCCAGCGTGTGGCAGAGGACTGGTGGCAGGACAGCCAGATCGAGCTTGGGACGGAGGATTTCCAGGGTGTGGAATTCACTGGCAGGGAGGACGGTGAGGCGGATGTTTGAACTGATTAGCCGAGTCCCATCCAGATATTACCTTGCCTACGGAAGCAACCTCGACATGGAGCGGATGGGAAAGAGATGCCCTTACGCTGTGGTGGTCGGCACGACCGAGATCAAGGGCTACCGGCTCCTGTTCAAAAAGAGTAAGACCGGCTGCTATGCCACCATCGAGCAGGATGCCAATGAAAGCGTACCAGCAGTGGTCTGGAAGCTCTCAGAATACGATGAGCTCCTGCTGGACCGGTACGAGGGCTGCCCACGATACTACTACAAGAAGCAGTTCCAGCTTCCGGTCTGGAACCTGAACGGGAACCGCATGAAAAAGGCAAAGCCCTGCATCGCTTATGTGATGCACGAGGACCGGCGGCTTGGCTGCCCGGATGCCGAGTATTTTGAACTGCTGCACGGCGGATACAGCGACTGGGGATTTCCGCTGGACACACTGAAGCGTGGACTGGCAGCCAGTATCGGAAGGACGGAAGCCGTCCGGTATCTGAAGAAGCGGCAGATGATGTAAGAGTACACGATCAAAAGCAAAAAACATTGTGCAGTATATGATGCACATCGGCCTTGATAAATCAGGGCAAAAGAGTGATATATACCATACCGCCAGACAAGAGCGGAGAAAACCGAAGGGAGAGATTCAAATGAAGAACAAGAAATATTACATCGCCTACGGCAGCAACCTGTCGGTGGAGCAGATGGCAGACCGATGCCCGGATGCAAAAATTGCAGGACAGGCGGTGCTGGCAGGCTGGGAGCTTTTGTTCCGCGGCTGCGCCACCATCGCACCGAACCCGAAGAAGAACACGCCGGTTCTGGTGTGGGAGATCTCGGAAAGGGACGAAGAGAACCTCGACCTCTATGAGGGCTACCCGAACTACTACCGCAAGGAAGACCTGAACATCGAACTGCTCCGGGAAGGGGCAGAGCCGGAGATGGTGACCGCAATGGTCTACATCATGGAGAACGACTTTGGACACCGCGCACCGAGCCGGTATTACTACAAAGTCCTGCATGACGGCTATAAGGCATTCCGCTTCCCGATGCACATCCTCGAAGGTGCGCTGAAGGAATGCATGGATAAGGATGCCGCCCAGCGGATGATCGAGGAGGTGCAGGCATGAATTTCGCAGATCAGAAAACGGTCAAGAAGTTGAGAAAAGAGTTCCCGGTCGGATGCCGGATCGTCCTCGATGAGATGGATGACAGGCAGGCACCGCCCATCGGAACGCAGGGAACCTGCAACGGGGTCGATGATGCCGGAAACATCTTAGTGAGCTGGGATACCAGAAGCCATCTGAACGTTTCCTACGGTGCGGACAGTTGCCACCGTGTGGCAACGGATGCCGAGGTCAAGGTGTCGCTCGACCGCCTTGGTAAAACGCGACAGACCGGCCCACGTTGCCCCAGGTGCGGAGCAAAGCCTGACTGCTACGACCATCAGCAGCAGGCACTCAGCCGAAGGGCGGACATTCAGATCTGCAACCGCTGCGGAACTGAGGAAGCGTTAGAGGACATTGCATGGAGCGGACAGCAGAAGATGCATCTTGCAGACTGGGCAATCGTGAAAGGGGGCTGGGTCGAATGAAAGTCCTTCTGATCAAGCCGATGGAGCATCCGCAGGTGGTGGACATTGAAAACTCCCTGAAAGAGTTCTATCGCATCCTCGACTGCGACTGCATCACAGCCACATACCCGTGGGAAGAACGCGCCGCCCTGGTCACCGATGACAACGGGCTGTTCACCGAGAAGCCATTCAGCAGATACATCCCGGAACTGGAGCAGCCCATCAAGGGAAACTTCTTCATCTGCGGACTGGGAGAGGAGGATTTCGCAGAGCTGCCCCAAGACCTTATCCAGAAATTCAGGGAACGATTCTGGGTGCCGGAGGCATTCGTCAGCATATTCGAGCAGATGGCAGTCATCCAGATGGATGACGGAACGAAGCCGGAATAAGATACCACAATTAGAAAAAATACCCTCTCGGCCAGAAAAGACCGGGAGGGCTTAGTTTAACAGGAGGAGCCTATGGGACACAGAAAGATGCCGGCTTATGGCGAGAGGGAACACGGCGGCAGATACATTCTGGATGAATACGAATGGTCGAGAAATCACTGCAAGGCAGTAACCATCCGCAGATGGAAAAGGGACCTGAAAAAGAAAGCCATAGCGCATAACCGCAGGGTGATGCATCAGGCAATGCAGGGCGAAGCCGATTAGACGGAAAATGGGGGCCTCAAAAGAATGAGAACCCCCTTCCAGTTTACTGTATATTACCTCTGGAAAGCAACAATAGCAAGGAGAACCGCCGCCATAATGTACACAAACATCTGGCAGCGGTTTTGCATATCATACCAAACCAAAACGGGGGATACGAGGCAGAGCCCCAGCCTCTGCTGGGGAGCCTCTCTGGGGATTCCTTAGAAGAAATCCCTCATGCTCATGCCGACCTCGTTCAGTCGTTCCTCTATGCTGTGGTAGTGCCAATCCTCTTCCTCTTCTTCGTCCTCTTCCTCAAGCTCCTCTGGGAAAGGGTCGTGCCGCCATCCGGCTTTCTGGTATTCTTCTTCCCGGATGTCGTTGCGGTCGTAAATGTCCAGCTCGTATTCTTCTTCAAGCTCTGCGATGCGGTTTTCGATTGCGGTTTCAACTTCTGTAATGGTCTTTTTCATGGTTTTTGTCCTCCGTTTTTGGTTTGGTTTTCTTTGCTTTCGTTGTGTGTATAATGCCGCAGAAACACATATATAGCAAGTCAATCAGGGGTCATATATGTACCAAACATGAAGGGGGAAGATCGTTGATAATATGACGTTTTATGGCCTTGCTATCACAGGGCAGTGACGGTAATATACAGCTACAAAAAGCAAAGGAGGACAGCAGAATGACTGATTGGAGAACATGGAAAAAAGGAAGAAAGACAACATGGCACTGGAACGAATTTGATGGTAGCGGAAGCCGGGAAGGAATCATCACCGAGGTTCATGAAGACCACGCAATCATGGAAGCAGACGGCATGCACCTCTGGATCGACGATGACACGGCAGAGATGTTCAGCTAAGAAAAATGGGGAGGGAAACCTCCCCGGATAAACACATAAATCCACCAGTTCAGGGCGCAGATGATCGTGTACTTTAGCCGCTTGATAGTGTCCGGCAGTGACGGTAATATACAGCTACCAAAACGAAAGGGGCAAAGAACATGGAACGCTACACTTACGAGATCACCTTTACACGGCTGGATGGACAGCCAGATGAAATCCAACAGCACACCAGCGAGGAGCTGGCAAGAGAATGCTTCCGGCTTTTCGATGAGCCGGACAGCGCAGAGATGTACAGCAAAATCGAACTTAGCCGCCACGACTGGGAAACAGGCGCGGATGAGATTCTGGAAACGATGACATTCTGAGAGGAGAACAAAAACATGACTTACACAAAAATCAGCCTTTACCTTGCAAACGGAATTCCAGAGGCACTCAGCAACCTCTGGTACGGAAGCGACAGTGCGGTGGTCGAGATCAGGGATGCCGTTGAGGATGCGAAGAACGGCAAGGATCTTCTGAACCGCATCCAGAAGATGAAGCTCCTGCGGAAATTCACCCTCGACAGGGAAAACGACAAGCACATCCGCTTCAAGGGAACGGACTGCTGGGGTAACATAAGCTACCTCGAAATCATCCGCTAAAGGCAAGACCGACAGGCGCAAGGGGCTGGAAATGACCAGCCTTTTGCTCGTGTTGGTCTTCCGAAAGATGGCGTAAAAAGCACATAAATATGACAATTAAAGGGCTTGATGATCGTGTAGTTTAGCCGCTTGATAGTGTTCCAGGGTGACGGTAATATACAGTCACCGAAAGGGGAACAGCCCCAAGGGAAACAACAAAAATGGAGGATATGACAATGACGAAGAACGAAGACCGCATCAATAAACTTTTCAAGGAACTGGTACCGGAGACGGGCAAGGCAGACAGCCTTGCAGGGGAACTGGTAAGGGCAATGAGCCGCATCGCCTACCGCTTTTACAACGATGGTGACATGGTGAACATTGCCTACGGCAAGGAAACCTGCAACCCGGCAGCCCGATTCCTGATCGCAAAGGGTAACGCAGAGGTCAGCTGCCTGACCGCAGGGCTTTGGGAGATCTTCAGCGAGGACGCCTACGAAAAGGTCATGGATATCCTTTGCGGAGCGGTTGTCGATTATGTCGAGCAGAATCCAGACCTTAGAACCCAGCCGACTGAAGATATGTGGGACTTCAAAGATGAGGAAGAAGACCAGGATGACAGCTGGGATGAAGAGGAAGATGACTGGGACGAAGAGGACTACGACGAGGAAGAAGACTACTAAGCCAGAGAAACACACGGGGCTTGCCGGAAACGGCGGCCCTTTTCTTCTGCCGTAATACGCACAGTTCCGGGTGGCTATCTTTGTGTAGTATAGCCGCTTGATAGTGTGTGGCATAGACGGTAATATGCACATACCGAAACGGAAAACCAAGAAAAACGGAGGAAACCATCATGAAGAAGAACATCACCAAGGAAGAGGAAAAAGCCCTGTTGGAGATCGCCAAGCGCCTGATGGTAGCGGTAGACAGCCGGGGTGACCTCGAAGCCCGCGACAATGACAGCGAGGACTTCATTGAGGTTCCGGTCTGGGGCATCCAGAAAGCAATGGAAGAAGCCTACCTGCTGGGACGGATGACCAGATAAACCGACAGCCCCCGACACAGCCCCACACAGGGGCAGATGTGGCGGCGTGGATGCGCCAGAAGGAGAAGCACATGGAAGAGCGGATGATGGATGTCATCGTGGAAATCTACAACCACATGGATGACAGCGATAAGGATGCTTTTACGCTGGAGGATGCCGAGGATATGGTGGAAGACCAGATCAGGATGGATAAGGAAGCCGGACGGGAACCGCTGGCATATGACCCGCAGTTCTTCTACGACACCATTGTGGAACTCATGGAGCAGGATGCAGAGTGATGTACATTCTGCCCGGTATTCCAGACGGAAGATCGTGTACTTTAGCCGCTTGCTATCCTCTGCACCTGACGGTAATATGCACATACCGAAAGGGGAAAGCCCCAAGGGAAAAACGAAAACACGGAGGAATTCACCATGAAAAAGCATTTGATCGACTTCCCGGAAAACAACATCAGCATCGAGAGCTTCTACGACCGACTCAGACCTTGCTACGACAGCATCATGCAGTTCGGTGACAGGGTTCTGGTTGCCCAGATGAACTGGAATGGTATGCTGGAAGGAGCAGTTTACGGCTTTGTGGAAGACCCGGAGGAAGGCTGGTCACCGATTGAGTGCCGGCTGGAACTTCTGAAGATTTCCGATGAGACCTACACGGATGCCGGTCACGCAATCGAGTGGTGCATCAGGAACGCACACTGAAAAAGGGCAGAGCTCCTTCGGGGGCTTTTGCTCGTAGTGGCGGATTCTTCCAGTGTGGAAATACACATAAATCCGACAAAAAGAGGTGTATATGATCGTGCAGCATAGCCGCTTGATAGTATCCGGCGGTGACGGTAATATACAGTCACAACGAAGGGGAAAGCCCTACGGAAAACAAAACACACGGAGGATACAGACCATGACGAACAAAGCAAAAACCTATCTTAAGAACATTCAGGGAGCCGATACCGAGAAGAAGCTGATCGACGTCGAGATCGCCTTCAAGCAGGACATGACCCTCAGCTGCAGCGACCTCGGAAGCCTTTGCAGGGCGGCAGAGGACAGGCGGTACAGCCTGCGGAACAACGAGGAGACGCTGAAGCTGAAGCAGATCCTTTTCTTCCGGACGAAAGCGGAGATGGATGCCTACCACGACATGAGCCGCAAGCCGGAAGACTGGACAGCAGCGGAGATCGAGCAGCAAAGAATCCGCTTCTGCAGCGTCTGGCAGGTCATCGAGGAAGCGGAGCTGGTTGATGAGTACGAGGCTTGGAAGGAAGCCAACCCCAACGCATAACAGCACCAAAAAGGTACACGCCCCGAAAAGGGGCTGTGCCTCGTATCCGATGTGTTTTATATAGATTTCAAGGACTTCTTCGGAGGTCCTTTTTCTTTACCCATTTTTGCAGAAAGGAGGAGATGCCAATGGCTACCAGAGGCAGAAAACCAAAGCCGACCGCCATGAAGGAACTGGAAGGCAATCCGGGCAAGCATCCGCTGAATACCAGCGAACCGAAGCCCAACAAGAAAGCGCCGGCCTGTCCGAAGTGGCTGGAGCCGGAAGCAAAGAAGGAATGGCGCAGACTGGCCAAACAGATGGAAGCCATCGGCATCCTGACCGAAGTAGATATGGCTGCCTTTGCCGGTTACTGTCAGGCCTATGCCCGATGGAAAGAGGCAGAGGAGTTCATCACCCAGCACGGCACCATCGTCAAGACTCCGTCCGGGTACTGGCAGCAAGTGCCGCAGGTATCTATCGCCCAAACTTATCTGAAGATCATGAACAAGTTCGCGGAGCAGTTCGGTCTGACCCCGTCCTCACGAAGCCGGATCATTGCTTCGGACGGTGGTCCTGCGGATGCAGCCGATGAGATGGAGAATCTGCTGGGAGGAGGTGGAAGCTGATGGCAGAGTGCAGACCCAAAAACTATCCGAAACTGAAGGATTATAAACCAAGCCGGTTCATGCTTCCGACCTGCCACTACGATGCTGCAAAAGCAGACCGGGCGGTGACTTTCATCGAAAACCTGCGCCATACCAAAGGCAAGTGGGCGGGCAAACGGTTCTGGCTGCTTCCTTGGCAGGAGCAGATCATCCGGGATGTTTTTGGTATCGTGGATGAAAAAGGAAATCGTCAGTTTCGCACGGCTTATGTCGAAATCGGTAAGAAGAACGGCAAATCCGAGCTTGCCGCTGCGGTAGCCTTGTATCTGCTTTTTGCCGATAATGAGCCATCTGCCGAAGTCTATGGTGCTGCAGCTGACCGCCAGCAGGCATCCATCGTTTTTGATGTCGCCCATCAGATGGTGCAGATGACCCCGGCACTTTTGAAACGGTGCAAGATCATGGCGGCCACCAAGCGCATCGTGAACTACGGGAACGCAGGATTCTATCAGGTTCTGTCTGCCGAAGTTGGCACGAAGCATGGCTTGAACGTGTCGGGTCTTGTTCTGGATGAGGTTCATGCCCAGCCAAACAGGAAACTCTACGATGTCCTTACCAAAGGTTCCGGTGACGCCCGTGAACAGCCGTTGTTCTTCCAGATCACCACGGCCGGCACGGACAAGGAGAGCATCTGTTACGAGCTTCACATGAAGGCACTTGACCTGTTGGCCGGACGTAAGGTCGACCACACCTTTTACCCCGTGGTCTATGGACTGACAGATGAAGATGACTGGCACGATGAAGCCAACTGGTATAAGGCAAATCCCTCATTGGGCCAGACTATCCAGATCCAGCGTGTCCGGGATGCATACAAGGAAGCACTGGACAACCCGGCAGAGGAGAACGTGTTCAAGCAGCTTCGTTTGAATATGTGGGTGTCCTCGCTGACCCGGTTCATCCCGGAACACATCTACAACCTTGGCAACCAGCCAATCGATATGGAAGCACTTAAAGGCCGTGACTGTTATGGAGGACTGGACTTGTCCAGCACCGGAGACATCACGGCTTTTGTGCTGATGTTCCCGCCCAGAGTTCCAGAGGAGAAGTACATCATGCTTCCGTTTTTCTGGATACCGGAGGATACGATCCCCCAGCGTGTGCGCAGGGCATCCGTTCCGTATGATGTCTGGTATCAGCAGGGGTATCTGATGGCGACAGAAGGCAATGTCATCCACTACGGCTTTATCGAAAAAGTTATCGAGGAACTGGGCAAGACCTACCATATTTTAGAGATTGCCTTTGACCGATGGGGAGCGGTGCAGATGACCCAGAACCTTGAAGGGATGGGCTTCACGGTAGTTCCTTTCGGACAGGGTTTCAAAGATATGAGCCCGCCTACCAAGGAGTTCTACAAGCTCCTGATGGAAGGCAGGATCATCCACGGCGGCAATCCGGTCATGGCATGGATGGCGGGGAATGTGGTCGTGGATACCGACCCGGCGGGCAACATCAAGCCGACCAAGGCGAAGTCGCCGGAGAAGATCGATGGTATCGTCGCTGCAATCATGGCACTGGACCGCTGTATCCGAAATGAAGGTCAGCAGCAGGGAAGCGTCTATGACGAACGTGACATGATCGTTTTTTGATATGAAGATTTGGAGGAAAAGCTATGAAGTATCTGATGAGTGCAGAATGGTGGAAGGCAGCCGGCATCCGTGCTGCAAAGACGATGTTCCAGACCGGCGCGGCACTGGTCGTGACACAGATGCCCGGAGGCACTGTGGACTGGACGGCGGTCGGCAGTGCAGTGATCGTGGCAGGTGTTGCGTCCCTTGGTACCAGCCTTGCCGGTTTGCCGGAGCTGGAGAAGGGAGATAAGGCATAATGGGATTCTGGGAATGGATGGGGTTTGAGAACCCAAGGGATTCTCCCAAAACAGAACAGCCAAAAGAAGGTCTGCCGCAGGTCACGGATAATGTCCGCGATTCCGGGCAGACCTTTGTGTTTGGCCGTTCCAATGCCGGGGAGCAGGTGGATGAAAAAGCTGCCATGCAGATCCCGACTGTGTATGCCTGTGTCCGTCTGCTGGCGGAATCCATTGCGGCACTGCCGCTGCATCTGTACCGGGTGACAGACGATAATGGCAACAAGGAAAAGGCGCGGGATCATCCGCTGTACAAGATTTTATATCGCCAGCCCAACCCGGAGACGACATCCTTTGTCTTCTGGGAGACATTGATGACCCACCTGCTCCTCTGGGGCAACGCCTACGCACAGATCGTCCGGGATGGCAAGAACACGGTGCTGGGGCTGTATCCGCTTTTGCCGGAAAATGTCGAAGTCGACCGGGATGAGAGCGGCGAGCTCTACTATATTTACCACGCATACACGGATGAAGTTCCGGGAGAGCAGAATAAGGATATCTACTTCCGCCGGGACGAAATCTTCCATGTGCCGGGACTGGGATTCAATGGACTAATCGGTTTTTCACCGATTGCCATGATGAAGAACAGTCTCGGCACATCCATTGCTGTGGATAAGTATGGTTCTTCCTTCTTCAAGAATGGCGCACAGCCCAGTGGTGTACTGGAACACCCCGGTGTCTTAAAAGACCCGAATCGTGTCCGGGATAACTGGGAGGCAGCATATGGCGGTGCAGCCAATGCCCATCGCGTGGCTGTGCTGGAAGAGGGCATGGCCTACAAACCGATCTCCCTGCCGCCAGAGGACAGTCAGTTCCTTGAAACGAAGCAGTTTTCTGTGACGGAGATCTGCCGTATCTTCCGTGTGCCTCCGCATCTGGTAGCCGATCTGTCCAGAGCCACATTCTCCAACATTGAATACCAGTCGCTGAACTTCGTGATGCACTCCCTGACCCCGTGGCTTGTCCGCATTGAGCAGGGCATCATCAAGGATCTGCTGCTGGAAGAGGAGCAGGATACCTACTTCCCAAAATTCAATGTGGATGGTCTGCTCCGTGGCGACTACCAGAGCCGGATGAACGGCTATGCGACCGGCATCAGCAATGGGTTTCTCTCTCCGAATGATGTGCATCGGCTGGAGAACATGGATCTCATCCCGGCAGAGGAGGGCGGTGACGACTACTACCTGAACGGCGGCTATGTGAAGCTGAAGGATGCAGGGGTGGCGCAGCAGAACAAAGCGGCCGCCGTCCAGCAGAATCAGCCCAAGCAGACACAGCCAGAGGAACAAGACCCGGAAGAAGAACCTGACAGCGATAACCGGCTGAGTGAGAGTAAGCCACGGAAAAATGGAAGGAGAACCCGATGAAGAAATTCTGGAACTGGATTAAAAACAGTGACGATACCAGAATCCTCCGGCTGGAAGGTCCCATCGATGAGGAATCGTTCTGGGGCGATGAGATCACGCCGCAGATGTTCCGGGATGAGCTGGAATCCGGTGAGGGGGATGTGACCGTCTGGATCAACTCTCCGGGCGGGAATGTGTTCGCCGCTGCCGAGATCTATACCATGCTGAAGGACTACAAGGGAAGCATCACGGTCAAGATCGATGCAATTGCAGCTTCGGCAGCATCCGTTGTGGCAATGGCCGGTGATACTGTCCAGATGAGTCCCGTTGCCATGCTGATGATCCATGACCCCAGCACCGTTGCGATGGGCAATACCAAGGACATGGAGAAAGCCATCGAGGTGCTGACAGAAGTCAAGGAGAGCATCATCAATGCCTACGCTGCAAAGAGTGGACTCAGCCATGCCCGTATCGCCAACCTCATGAGCAATGAGACCTGGATGAATGCGAAGAAGGCGGTGGAGCTGGGCTTTGCAGACGAGATCCTCTTTGCAAAGAAAGAGGAAGAGCCGGACAGTGACCCGGCAGACCCGGAGAATCCGGAAGAAGACCCCGACAGTGAACCGGGCGAGGGCGAAGAAAAGAAGCCGTTCCAGAAGGATACGGCAGGGCACCTTTTCTCCAGCCGTCAGATGGATTTAATCGTTCTGAACCGTCTGGGTGTGAAACCAGAAGATGTGGGTCAGAAACACACTGAGCCGAAGGAGCCGCCTACTAACCCGAAACCGTCCGCAGAGCCGACCCCTCCGGCAGAACCACCTGCTAATTCCGGCCCTGTCCTTGACATGGACGGCAAGACCGAGGATGGCAGTATCCCCTACAATATCCTGATGAAGCAGCTTGAGTGCATGAAGTGATGTGCATTCAGGCTGTTTTTCATATCACCACAAATCAATCTATGGAGGAAAAACACTATGAGTAAGATTCTGGAACTGCGCACCAAGCGCAACACTCTCTGGGAGCAGACCAAGGACTTTCTGGAGAAGAACCGCGGCGAGAACGGTCTGGTAAAGGCTGAGGCCGTGGAGCAGTACAACAAGATGGCACAGGAGGTCAAGGACCTGGGTGCAGAGATCGAGCGTCTGGAACAGCAGGCACAGATCGAGGCACAGCTGTCCGCACCGACTTCCAGTCCTGTCCACGCTGATCCGAAGAACGGCGCCAAGAAGGATGTCAAGCCGACCGCCACTGCCGAGTATGCCGAGAACTTCTGGAACATGATCCGCAACCGTGGCCATTACGGCGAGGTTCGCAATGCCCTGTCTGTGGGTGAGGACACCGAGGGCGGCTTTACCGTTCCCGATGAGTTCGAGAAGAAGCTGGTGGAGGCACTGGAGGAAAACAACATCTTCCGTGGTCTGGCGACTGTCATCCGCACCAGCTCCGGTACCCGTAAGATTCCCATCGCGGAGGATACCGGCGAGGCAAGCTGGATCGATGAAGGAGAGGAGATTCCGGAAAGCGATACCACTTTCGGTCAGACTATGCTGTCTGCGTACAAGCTGGGCACTATGATCAAGATCTCCAATGAGCTGCTGAACGACTCCGCTTTCGATCTCGCCACCTATATCGCCCGCCGTTTCGGTGTGCGTATGGGTAACGCAGAGGAGCGCGCCTTTATCACCGGTGATGGTGTGGGCAAGCCTCTGGGTCTGCTGGCTGAGACCGGTGGTGCCAAGGTCGGTGTGACCGCTGCCCAGAAGGATGCCGTTACTTTCGATGAGATCTTCAAGCTCTACTATGCACTGAAGGCTCCGTACCGCAAGAAGGCACAGTTCCTCTGCAACGAAGCCCTGGTGCTGCAGCTGATGACCATCAAGGACAACAACGGCAACTATATCTGGAAGCCGGGTCTGGAGATCGGCAAGCCTGATACCCTGCTGAACCGTCCGCTGAAGACTTCCGCCTTCATGCCGGAGATCAAGGGCGGCAGCAAGGTCATGGCTTTTGGTGATTACAGCTACTACTGGGTGGCTGACCGCCAGAACCGCACCTTCCGCCGTCTGAACGAGCTGTATGCCCGTACTGATCAGGTCGGCTTCCTGACCACCCAGCGTGTGGATGGCAAGCTGATCCTGCCTGAAGCCGTACAGCTTCTGCAGATGGCACCGCAGGGCTAAGAAGGCCAGGAAAGGAGGAGCCGGTTATGGCACTGATCCCGCTTTACGAAGCGAAGACCTATCTCCGCGTGGACAGCAGTGATGAGGATGCCCTGATCGGCATCCTTTTATCTTCTGCGGAGCAGATGTGTAAGGATGTGGGCCGTTTATCGGAAGACCAGTGGGAGGCAGTCAATGCCGCTGACCGGGATGCCGAGAACGGAGTACAGCCTACAAGGGAACTGGAAGCCCTGCGCAGCACCTGCCGTGTGGCGATTCTGTACGCGCTGGGGTATCTCTATGAGCACCGGGACGAAGCTGACCATAAGCAGCTGATGCTGACGCTTCGTTCTATTCTGTTTGCTGTGAGGGAGGGGGTGTTCTGATGATCGAGAAACTGAATGAGCGGATCACGATCGAGAAAAGCACGGTCGTGACCGATAAGGTCGGAAACCATCGGAACACATGGGAGGAATATTTCACCTGCTTTGCCTACGCTTCGACCTATCAGGCGCAGGAAGAAGAGGGTGAGGTCACAGCCGAACAGAAGAGCGTGGTGTTTACGGTTCGCTGGTGCAGTGAGACCAGAGGATTGACTTCCACTGGTTACCGTATCCGCTTCCGGGAGCAGCTCTACAATATTGAATCCGTTGACCCGATGAACTACCAGAAGAAGATACTGAAAATTCATTGCAGACTGGAGAGGAGGCAGCCGGATGAGCAGAACCGTCAGCATCGATGAGATGGCAGATGCCATCAATGAGGGCTTAAAAGAATATGCGACCCTTGCTTCCACGCAGGTGAAGAGTGCTGTCCGTAAGTCTGCCAAAACGGTCAAAGACCAGATCTCGGCCAATGCACCGTCCCGGACGGGCGCGTACAAGGGAAGCTGGGTGGCGACCAAGCAGTCCGAATCCAGTCAGAGCCTTCAGATGGTGGTGCATTCCAAGAACCGCTACCAGCTGGCACATCTGCTGGAAAAAGGTCATGCCAAACGCGGCGGCGGTCGTGTGGCAGGAAGACCCCATATTGCTCCGGCTGAACAGGCCGGCATCGAGCAGCTCCAGTCCCTCATCAAAAAGGCACTAAAGTAAGGAGGAATCAATGACCCACGAAGAAGTAAAAGCTCTGGTGGAGGAGATGGGGCTTCCTTATGCGTATGACCATTTCGCAGAAGGGGAGAGTCCTGATCCACCGTTTATCTGCTTCCTGTATCCGAAAGCCGAGAATTTCGGTGCGGATAACCTTGTGTACCACCATTTCAACCGGCTGGACATTGAGGTCTACACCGATTACAAAGACCCGGATATGGAAGCAAATATTGAAGAAGTCCTGACCGCACACGAACTCTACTATGAGAAAAGCGAGGTCTGGATCGAAACCGAAAAAATGTATGAAGTCCTGTATGAGCTGACCGTGTGATGCTCATGCGGGATATTTTTATGGGAGGAACACTATGTCGAAGAAAAGCAATAAGGTCAAATTTGGCCTGAAAAACTGCCATTATGCCAAGGCAACCTTTGACGAAGATGGCAGTGTCACCTATGCAAAGCCGGTCCGCATCCCCGGTGCAGTCAGTCTTTCTATGGATGCCAATGGCGAGATTGAACCGTTCTATGCAGACAACATCGCCTACTATGTCGTGAATAACAACTCCGGCTACGAGGGTGATCTGGAGATCGCGCTGATCCCGGAGAGCTTCCTCACGGACATCATGCACGAGGAGCTGGATGGCAACGGCGTGCTTGCTGAGAACGCCAATGTGGAACTGGAACATTTCGCCTTCCTGTTCGAGTTCGATGGTGACCAGCGTCACATCCACCATGTGCTGTACAACTGTGTGGCAAGCCGTCCGTCCATCGAGGGTGAGACCAACGAGGACAGCAAGGAAGTCAAGACGGACACCCTGAACCTGCAGGCAACCCCTCTTGCAAACGGTTATGTCAAGGCAAAGACCGGCACCAACACCACCGATGATGTCTATAACAAGTGGTACGATGCGGTCTACGAGCCGCAGGCGGAAGCTGTGGACACCGAAGACACCGGTCATACCGAGGAGCCGCAGGGCTAAGTGACCGACACACACTGCAGGGCTTCGGCTCTGCTTACATTATTATAAAGAGGTATATGATTATGAAGAAGATTTTTCCTTTGTTCGCAGTGATTATCGTTCTGGTGCTGGCTGTCTGCTCGTTCCACATCATCCCCACCGGATACACGGGCGTGAAGACCAGCTTTGGCCAGATCCAGGAGACCACCATCCAGAGCGGCAAGCTCAACTTCTGCATTCCCTTTGTGCAGAGTATCCACAAGGTCAACAACAAGCAGCAGGATAAGCATATCGAAGCACAGGTCTGGGGCGAAGCCTCCGACAAGACCCCTGTGTATGCCGCTGATGTCATCGTGACCTATCAGGTGCTTCCTGAAAAGAGTGCATGGCTGTATGCGAATGTGTCCGACATCAAGAATCTGGTCGGTGACGAGCTAGTAGCATCGGCAATCAAGTCTGCAATGGCTGAACTTGGCCCTAATGAGGTGACCAACCGCACCAAGATTGAACCTCTGGCACAGCAGAAGCTGGCAGAGTCCCTTGTGCAGAAATATGGTGAGGACGTTGTGTTCGTGAATAAGGTCGTCATCAATGACATGAATTTCGAGGATGCCTATAACGAAGCCATCCAGCAGAAGTCCATTGCACAGCAGAATGCAGATAAGCAGAAGATCGAGAATGAAGCCGCCATTGCCAAGGCAGAAGCGGATAAGCAGGTGGCGATCACCAATGCAGAGGCGGAAGCCCAGAAAACTTCCATTGCCGCAGATGCACAGGCAGAGGCAAACCGCAAACTGGCAGAAAGCCTGTCCGATACGCTGATTGATTACCAGAAGATCCAGAAGTGGGATGGAAAGCTGCCCACTGTGAGCGGCAGTAATTCACTGGTGAGCATTGACCCGGCAGAATAATAGAAGAACAGACACACGGCAGGGCTTCGGCTCTGCCAATTTTACATGAAATTTTGGAGGATTACGATTATGGCAGTTACAAAGAAAATCGAGATCGATGGCAAGGAAGTTACCTTTAAGGCAAGTGCCGCTGTACCCCGCCTGTACCGCATCAAGTTTGGCCGTGACATTTACAAGGACCTGCGTCAGCTGGAAAAGAGCGTAGGAGAGAACGATGAGGACAATTCCAACCTTGATCTGTTCAGTCTGGAGATGTTCGAGGACCTGGCATGGCTGATGGCCCGCCATGCGGACCCCGCGAATGTGCCGGACAGCCCAGAGGAGTTCCTGGACCAGTTCAACACCTTCTCCATCTACCAGATTCTGCCCCAGCTGATCGAACTGTGGGGTCTGAATGTGCAGACCGAGGTGGAATCCAGAAAAAACCTCGCAAAAGTGAGCGGGAAATGACCACCCCGCTCTTTCTGCTGCGCTGTGTACAGCTCGGTATCAGCATCGCCGACCTCGACCTGCTGACCATCGGGTTGGTCAATGATATGTTCACAGAACGGCAGAATGACGACTATCCCTACAAAGAGCTGGCCTCGCAGGAGGATTTCGACCGGTTCTAAAGCAAAAACCAGACGACCGTGCTTATATTGTGAACGAAATAAGCACAATCGTCTGGTGATAGGTATAAAAAATCCCACTCAGCCATGTGACTGAGTGGGATATATGCTGTCACTATTCGATTTCCACGTCCTCAAAACCGACAAGGTCAGCTTCAGTGATGCCAAGGCGACGAAGCATTTCCTCTTCAGAGATTAAGTAAGATTCAGGCTGTTTTAGAGAGGTGTTTGTTTTCATGGTATCTTCAAAGATGTTGCGGAGATAATCGGGTCCTTCCATCCAGAGTCCGGTGGAATAGTCAAATAGCATTTTGTATGCGGGAGAGGTTACAAAGCGAAAAAATACGTCGTTGAAGGAAACACCGGTATCATTACAGTAGTCTGTGAGCATAGTGCGCATAACGAGTACGGCGCACATTTCGCGTTGTGAATCGTCGATGACAACCTCGTTCATAAAACCACCTCCTAGTAATTATCTTTTATGCAGTCTTTTTGGAAGTGCAGTAGTCATAAAGACTCAGCAGATAATCAGAGCCTTCTTTCCAAATCTCTGTGTCAAAATCAAAGAGGGCTTCATACGCACGAGAACTTGTGAAACGAAGAAGAGCTTCCTCGTAAGAAATCTTTTCTCGTGCTGCAAGGGTTTCTACAGCTTCGCGCATCGCAATTACTGCGCAGCATTCCTTTTGAGAATCTGTAGATTTATAGTTTATAGCATTATCACAATTTGATGTCACCATAGCGGTCACTCCTTATAAATTCAAGATGCTCGACGGCATCCTGAGTTCTGAAACAAAACTGATCCTTGAGACGGTTCGGTAAAAGTTTTTCAATCGTTTCTTTGTCTGCTTTTGGAGTCCCAGGCTCACCAGCACCTTCACCGCTGATATAAATCTGAAGGGTACGGGCTGTTTGATCGTCGGCAATCTTTCCACCGATGATATCAATTACGCTGTATTTTTTCAGAAGCTGAGGAAAGAGGTCTTTCTTTCGATTGGCCGCTACAAAATGCAGCCATTCGATACTGGGTTCTTGAAAAAAGTAAGCGAGAATGTTTGGGTCATAGTGAAATTTGTAGACGGATATTTGTCCGTCAGCTGGATCAAAGTCTTTTGGAACAGCACCGATGTGTTTTGCTTTGCGAACAGAAAGCTGAACATAGCTATATGCTTGTTCATAAGATGAGGTTAAGTAGAAACCACGACCAAAATCGAGACCACCCATACAGCGGCTTAAGTCGATGTCAGGAATACTGACATAACTTCCGTGGTAGAGCAGCATTCCATCTTCAAGTCCTATCATACGGTAACACCTCGATTCTTGAGCAGGGTTTCAACATCATGCAAAGCACATTCGTAGCTATTCAAATGAAGAATGTCATAGCAGTCAGCGATAAATCCGAGAATGTCGTATTTCTTAAACAGTTCTGCGCAGTCGCTGGGAGACATTTTCCATTTGGATTGAGCCATCCGAAAGACCCAGCACTGCATATCGGCAATGTCAATATTATATCCACTCATAGAGCATACCTCCTTTGAGTACAATTTCTCAATTTAAGTATAGCTCTTTTTCTGTCGCTTAGCAACGACAGAATTGTAAATTTCAGATTATTTTCTGCCTGTCTGCTCTGTGCAGATGGGCTTTTTTCATGCCTGCAAGGAGGTGGTTACGCAAATGGCATCCAGAATCCAGGGCATCACCGTTGAGATCGGCGGCGATACCACAAAGCTCTCCAAAGCACTGGAAAGTGTAAACAAATCAATCAAGGGGACGCAGTCCGGACTGAAGGATGTCAACAAACTCCTGAAACTGGACCCCTCCAATACAGAACTGGTTGTCCAGAAGCAGAAGATGCTCAAGGATGCCATTGAAGCAACTAAGGAAAAGCTGGCAACTTTGAAAACTGCCGCACAGCAGGCCAATGAGCAGCTTGCCAACGGTGAGATCACCCAGCAGCAGTACGATGCCCTCCAGCGTGAGATCGTGGAGACCGAACAGAATCTGCGATCTTTACAGGACCAGGCGGCTACTACCAATGCGACACTTGCTAAGATCGATGAAGCCGGAGAAAAGCTCCAGAACATTGGATCTTCTGTGGAGAATGTCGGTAAGAAGTTCCTGCCGGTGCCTGCCGCTGTAACGGGTCTTGGCACTGCCGCAGTGAAGACCGCAGCCGACTTCGATTCCGAGATGAGCAAGGTTTCTGCCATTTCCGGTGCGACCGGGGATGACTTCGACCAGCTTCGTGCAAAAGCCCGTGAAATGGGTGCAAAGACAAAGTTCTCCGCATCCGAGGCGGCCTCGGCGATGGAGTACATGGCCATGGCCGGATGGAAAACGGGGGACATGCTGAACGGCATCGAGGGTATCATGAATCTTGCGGCGGCTTCGGGTGAAGACCTCGCCACGACTTCGGATATCGTCACCGATGCCCTTACCGCGTTCGGCTTATCCGCTGCGGATTCCGGGCATTTTGCAGATATCCTTGCAGCCGCTTCCTCTAATGCGAACACAAATGTCTCCATGATGGGCGAGACGTTCAAGTACTGTGCGCCTATCGCCGGTGCGCTGGGATTCTCGGCAGAGGATACCGCAGAAGCCATCGGTCTGATGGCAAACAGTGGTATCAAGGCTTCACAGGCTGGTACTTCCCTTCGTACCATCATGAACAACCTTTCCGGTGAAGTGACCTTTGTGGGTAAAAACATCGGAGAGGTCACGATTGCGACCAGCAATGCAGATGGCAGCATGAGAAGCTTGAATGACATCCTTGCGGACTGCCGTGTGGCGTTCTCCGGGCTTTCGGAATCTGAGAAGGCCGCCAACGCAGAGGCACTGGTTGGCAAGAATGCCATGTCCGGCTTCCTTGCCCTGATGAATTCCAGCGAGACGGACATCAACAAACTGCGTGGTGCCATTGAAAACTGCGATGGTGCATCCGAGAGCATGGCAGAGACCATGCAGGACAATTTAAATGGTCAGCTCACCATCCTGAAATCTCAGCTGGAGGAGCTGGCTATTTCTTTTGGCGATATCCTGATGCCCACCATCCGCAAGATCGTATCTGCCGTGCAACAGTTCGTGGACAAGCTCAACAGTATGGATGAAAGTACCAGGGAAACGATCATCAAGATCGGGCTTCTGGCGGCATCCATTGGTCCGCTGCTTATTGTACTGGGTAAGACCATATCGACCGTTGGCACAGCGATGCGGGGATTCAGTTCTCTTGCAAAGGGTGTCCGGCTTCTCATCACCCATGTGGGCAGTGCCAGCGGTGTGTTCAGCAAGCTGGGTGTGGTTCTGGGTGGTCTGTCCGGGCCGGTCGTAGCAGTGGTGGCGGTCATCGGTACGCTGGTGGCGGCTTTTATGAACCTTTGGAACACAAATGAAGAATTCCGTACTGCCATTACCGGCATCTGGAACGACATTGTTTCCAAGGTGAAAGGCTTCTGTGACCAGCTGACACAGCGGATCAATGGGCTGGGCTTTGATTTTAAGGATGTCACTGAGGTGCTGAAAACAGTCTGGGATGGCTTCTGTCAGGTGCTTGCACCGCTGTTTGAGGGCGCATTCCAGAATATTTCTACCATCCTCGGTGTCGTTCTGGATACCTTACTGGGTCTGTTTGATGTCTTTTCCAATGTGTTCTCCGGCAACTGGAGCGGTGCATGGGAAGCGGTGAAAGGTATCTTCTCCAGCATCTGGGAAGGTGTGAAGTCTGTATTTTCCACAACGCTCACCGCATTAAAGAGCGCACTGGATGTGTTCCTTGGTCTGTTCGGTACGGACTGGCAGACGGTCTGGGGCAGTATCAAGAGCTTCTTCGAGACCGTGTGGAGTGGAATCAGCAGCTTCTTTTCAAACACAGTTTCTGCTATCCAGAGTGTGGCAACGACTGTGTTCACTGCAGTTTCGAGCTTCTTTACGACTGTCCTTACGAGTATCCAGACGACTTTCAGCACCATCTGGACTGCCATTTCTACAGCAGTTTCTTCCGTGCTGAATACGATCCATACCACAGTGATAACTGTGTGGACGGCAATCTCGACCGCGATCTCTACGGTCATGAACACCATCAGCACGACCATCACTTCGGTGTGGAACGGAATCTACAACACCATCAAGCCTCTGCTGGATGCGTTCAAATATCTGTTTGAGACCATCTGGCAGGCAATACAGATCCTGATCGGCGCAGCACTGACCGCAATCCAAACGAAGATCACTTCCATTTGGAACGCCATCGTCGCTTTTGTGACTCCGATGTTGACCAGATTGCAGACGACTTTCTCTACAGTTTGGTCAGCGATTCAGACAGCTATCTCTACGGTGCTGACAGCAATCCAGACTGCAGTGACGACGGTATGGAATGCCATTGTATCGTTCCTGTCTCCGCTGCTGACTGGCATTCAGACCCGGATGAGCACGGCATGGAATGCGATCAAGACGGTCATTTCGACTGTCCTTTCTGCGATTCGGTCCACGGTTTCTTCTATCTGGACTGCCATCAGCAGCAAGATCTCCGGTGTGGTAAATGGCATTAAATCGGTGGTTTCTTCCGGCTGGAATGCCATGAAATCCACAGTATCGTCCCTCAGTACCAGCATCAAAAGTGCGGCGACCACAGCTTTTAACTCCATGAAATCCGGGATTTCCTCTACGATCTCCGGTATCAAGACCACCATCATGAACGGCTTTAACAGTGCAGTTTCCTTTATCAAGGGTCTGGCTGGACAGGCATTCTCGTGGGGCTCTGACATGATCGGCAACATTGTGTCGGGTATCCAGTCGAGGATTCAGGATGTGGCAAGTGCCGTATCGGGAGTGGCAGACCGTATCCGTTCCTTCCTGCACTTTTCTGTGCCGGACGAAGGGCCGTTGGCAGATATGGAAAGCTGGATGCCGGACTTCATGCAGGGTCTGGCAAACGGCATCACGACCAACACCGGTCTTGTAACTGCGGCGGCAGAAAACCTGTCCACCACGCTGTCTACCTCCATCACCAACTCCATGAGGGGAGTGGAGCAGGCATACAGTAAGAGCTGGGCAACCATCAGCCAGACGGTGAAAACCGGAACGGCAGGTGTAAGTGCCGCGATGAGATCCGCATGGAGTTCCATTACGACCAGTACCGCCAGCACATGGAATACCATCAAGTCCAGTATCCAGAACAGCTTCTCGGCGGTGAAATCCAATGTGACCTCTGCGACAGCAGCAGTGAAAACGTCCATGACCAGTGCATGGAATGCCGTGAAGTCACTGACAACGACTAGCTGGAACGGTATTAAAACGGTCATTACCACAGCGTGGAACGGGATTAAATCCCTTACCACCTCGGCGACCGCTTCTGTAAAATCCTCCATGACCAGCGCATGGAACGCAGTGAAAACTCTGACGAACACCAGCTGGAATGGTATCAAGACGGTCATTACGACGGCGTGGAACAGTATCAAGTCTCTTACGACTTCTTCTGTCACGGCTGTCCGCAGTACGGTCACAAGCGGCTGGAACACACTGAAATCCACCACGACCTCTGCCTTCAACAGCATCAAGTCCACGGTGTCTTCGGCAATGTCCAGCCTGCGCAGCACGGTTTCCTCCGGTGTTGCAAATATCAGGAGCAGTTTTAACTCGCTTGGTTCGATTGCTTCTTCGGCATACCGCTGGGGCGCAGATATCTGTTCCCAGATGGCGGCAGGTGTCCGGGCAGCAGCCAGTTCCGTGATTGCGGCGGCAGAAAATGTCGCAAGCAGGGTCAGAAGTCTGCTGCATTTCTCTGTACCAGATGAAGGACCTCTGTCCGATGCAGATACCTATATGCCCGACTTCATGAAGCTGTTGGCAACTGGTATTAAGAAAAATGTCAAGTCGGTGGTGAAAGCCGTACAGGGGCTTGCCGGGTCTATGAGCAGCAACCTCACAACCCCGGTGGATTCTCTGGGCGACTGGATGGATTCTGTGGTCGGCAGTTTTGCTACCACGATCAAGAGAAGCCAGAGCGGTATCGGAAGTGCGGCAAGGGATGTGGGCAGTGGTATCCAGTCCCAGCTGATGTCCGGGCTTTCCGGGCTGAAGACACAGTTCCAGCAGCTCTGGACAGACTTGCAGGGCATCACCAAAACCGCAGTCGGCGGTATGAGCGATGAAGTGAAGCAGAGTTTTGCGGATATGAAGGATTCCATTGGAGAGCTGAGTTCTCAGACCAGTTCCCTTGGGAATGCGATCCGCAGCCTTGGCGATACCTTCAACTCGGATTTCCTAAAGAGCCTGGGCAACGGCATCAGCAAGGTTGGTGACACAGTCAATACGGTCACGGGTCTTGTGGACAAGCTCGGCTCCATGAAGAACACCATCGGAAATCTCGGAAATACGATGCAGAACCTCGGCAATGTCCTCGGTACAGAGAACGGTGGTGGTCTGCTGTCCAACCTCGGAAATTTCCTGTCGAAGATCGGCAGTGCAGATGGCGGACAGATCGTGTCAAAGTTTGGTAATCTGATCTCCGGGCTGACCTCCAAAATGGGTGGTCTGGGAGAGGGAATCTCCGGCATCATCTCGAAGCTGGGAAGCCTTGGTTCCAGCGGTGGGGGAATCCTGTCGAATCTGGGCGGGCTGCTTTCCGGTGTAGTGTCGAAGATCGGCGGCTTAGGCGGCAGTCTTTCCGGTATCGTATCGTCTATCGGTTCTTCGCTGGGCGGTATTGCCGGTACAGTCGGGACAACACTTTTTGGTTTGCTCGGTTCTGTCGGTACGACCGTATCTGGTCTGGCGGCAGGTGCGGGTACGGCTCTTGCAGGCGTAGCAAGCTCCGCAGGTGGTTTCCTCGCATCCGCAGGCACAGCACTTGCTGGTCTGGCGGGCCCTGCAGGTATCGCAGTGGCGGCCGTTGGCGGCATCGGTCTTGGACTGACCGCTCTCTGGAAAAACTGCGATGGATTCCGGGAAGGAGTCACGAATATCTGGAACAAGGTCACTTCGGTATTCTCGAATGGAGTAAACGCCATTAAGAACGGTATTTCCAATGCGGCTTCTGCCATCGGTAACGTGGCATCGTCCATCTGGGGCGGTATCAAGAATGTAGCTTCCTCGGCAGTCAGCTGGGGCAAGGATATCGTTGGCGGTATTGCAGGAGGCATCAAGAAGGGTGTGAGCTGGGTCGGCAATGCGGTCAAGAGTGTGGCAAAGGGCATCCGCTCGTTCCTGCACTTTTCGGTGCCGGACGAGGGTCCGTTGTCTGATGCAGACACCTATATGCCAGACTTCATGAAGCTGCTGACTGGCGGCATCAAGAAAGGCGAGGGTGGACTGATCAGCCAGATCAGGTCGATGGCAGAAAAAGTACAGCAGGGTATGGAGGGCATCAGCTCCTTCAGCCTGCCGGAACTGACCCTGCCGCATTTCGATGGCTCTGGCTGGAACTTCCCGCAGGCGGCTTTAGCCGGAGGCGGTACGACCCGGACGACGAACCTAGGCGGTGTGTATATCACAGTTAACGGTTATAATGCCCGGAACGATGATGAACTGGCACAGACCGTTGCCGATAAGATCAACGGCATGATCCACGAAGATGATTCGGTCTTCAAATAAAGGAGGTAGATGTGTATGGGCTATAACACCCCAAAGCAGACAGTATCACAGTTTCAGCTCAAAGGCAGATATGCCAGACAGTATCTGTCCTTTGCCGGGAAGTCCAGCAAGGACTTCCTTTTATATTTGTCTGGTCCCGGTGTGTATGATTCCCCGGCTGCGGATGTGGAGAGCACCTCCGTACCCGGCAGGAACGGGGACATCATCACCGAGAATGCAAGGACAGGCAGGCGTAGGTATCAGAACGTGGATATCAAGTATAAGGCATTTTTCTTCAACGGTCTGCCTGCCAAGACCGCAGCGGTCAAGGCATGGCTGTTATCTCCGATCGGGTATCAGAAATTGCAGGACACCTACGACCCGGATTTCTTCCGGATGGCAGTCTGCAAGGACGCCCTGGAATTTGATGTGACAGCCCAGAAAGCCGCTGAGATGGAGCTGACATTCAACTGTAAGCCCCAGCGTTGGAGCGTGGATGGGCAGAGGGTGATCCGGCTGGATGGCAGGTCGACCTTAAAGAACCCCTTCGCTTTTCCGGCACAGCCTATCTTCAAGATCTACGGGGATTCTGGCGGCGAACTGTATGTGGGTGAGGAGAAGATCACCATCCACAGCATCAAGGACTACGTGCTGCTCAACTGTGAAACGCACAACGCTTACAACGCTTCCGGCTTCTGCAATGAGACCATCCTTTCGGATGATTTCCCGGAACTGCCGGAGGGAAAGACACAAATCGCATGGACAGGCGGCATCACGGCGGTGGAGGTGACTCCACGCTGGTGGACGCTGTAAGAGGGAGGTGCAGCCAGTGATCCCATGTTTATATGCATCAACAGAGATGAAGTTCAATCATAACGGTATTGGAAAGCTGGCAGATGCACAGTCTTGTACCGTAACGGAAAAGAGAAACGGAAGCTATGAACTGAAGCTGGTCTGTCCGGCAGATGGCATCCATGCAGAGATGCTGGAGGAGGGGAATATCATCCTTGCCAAGCCATCCGATACCATGCAGTCTCAGCCGTTCCGCATCTACAAGATCACGACCCCAATCGATGGGAAGTTGGAAGTGCAGGCGCGGCACATTTCCTACCAGCTCAACTTTATCACGGTATCACCATTTTCAGTGACCGGATGTGTCGGGGCAATGCAGGGACTGAAAAGCCATGCGGCTTCGGATTGTCCATTTGAGGTCTGGACAGATGTGGAATCCAGTGCAACCTTTACGCTGGGAGTTCCATCCTCCTTCCGAAACTGCCTTGGAGGTATGGCCGGGTCAGTTCTGGATGTTTTTGGCGGTGAATTCGAGTGGGACCGGTACACGGTCAGGTTCCATAAGGCAAGAGGTGCCGACCATAACGTCCACATCATCTACGGCAAGAATCTGACGGATTTCAGGATGGAAAAATCCATCGAGAACACGATCACTGGTGTGCATCCGTACTGGGTAGACAACGAAACCCAGGCGGTCATGGAGCTGCCGGAGAAGGTGGTGCTGCAAAGCAAACGGTCGATCCCTTACCAGAAGATCACCGTGCTGGATTGTACCAGCAATTTTCAGGAAAAGCCGAGTGAAGCGGCACTCCGGGAATACACACAGAACTATATCGACACCACGGACTTAACAGAGCCGGAGATCGATATCAAGATCGACTTTTTACAGCTCTGGAATACGCCGGGGTATGAGGACATCGTGGAAGCAGAGCGTGTTTCCCTTTGCGATACGGTCCATGTGTTTATCTCAAAGCTGGGAATCGAAGTCAGTTCCAAAGTCACCGAAACAGAGTATGACGCGCTACTGGAACGCTATAACAGCATCACGCTTTCAAACTCAACGGTCAGCAGCCGAAATTCTTCTCTGACCGGTTCGCTCAACAGCATCCGGAATACAGCAACGATTGCCTACGATACGGCAGTCCGTGCGGAGACAGCAGTGGGAGAGCAGGTCGGTGGGATCACAGCATCTATCATTTATGATGGAACGCTTTTTGCTGCGCTGTTTGGACTACATTATAAAAATGAGACGGACAGCAAGGGAAACACGACCCGGTATGCATTTAATGCGGCGACTTTGAAACAGTCCACGGTCGCATGGAAGAACAGCTCTGCCGGGCTGTTTGTATCCACGGATGGCGGTAAAACGTGGGGCTATGGCTGGGAGTCGGATGACACGGCAGTCAGGACGGCGATCCTGCTGGAACAAACCCTCAAGGAACTGGATGACCGCTACAAGAAAGCCACGGAGCTTTCCGAGGAGCTGCTGAAAGAACTGGATGATCGGTATAAGACGGCAACAGCGCTTTCTTCCGAACTCCAAGAGCAGCTGGATCAGCGGTATGAAACTGCAAAGAAGTTATCCAAAGAACTGGCTGAGGAATTGGATAGACGGTATGGAAATGTCACGACACTCTCGGAAGCACTGCAAAAGGAATTGGATGAGAGATACAGCGTGGCAAAGAAGCTGTCGGAAGATGTCGAAAAAGAACTGGATAAAAAGTATCAGCCGAGTATCCCAGTATCGGAAACCGCACCAGAGGAGCCGGGGAACGATGCATTGTGGGTCGATAAGAAGAATCTGCGGCTGAAGCTGTGGGATGGAGAAAACTGGCAAATTGTTGGATATGAGCCAGAAGACCCAAAAGATCCAGAGAAACCAGTAGAACCAGAAGGACCGGACAACACCGGGCAGGGAGGAGGCGAAAGCGATGGCAGTAAGGAGGAAACAAATAGTGGAAACACAGACAAAGGAAGCACAGGAGATGGCAGCGACAACAGAGAAACCAGTCCGGATCTTTCAGGAGATTGAACTGTCCTTCACGGAAAATCTGATCCCGGTGCAGATTCCGGTCAAACAGTTTGACAATCAGGCACGAAAAGTCAGATGTCGACTATATCAGAATTCGGTGGAATATGTTGTGCAGGAAGGTACCATCGTCAGCTATTCGGGTACAAGGCCAGATGGAGCGGTGTTCCAGTATTCCAGCGAATCCAGACCGGAGCTTGTGTTTGTGGATTCCGGTACGATCATCCTGACCGTCACTTCTTTTATGACGGAAGTGTATGGCCGTTTTCCAATTGACATTTACCTTCTTTCTGATGATGGGGATGTACTGGGAATGTTCAACCTGACCCTGAACGTGGCACGGGCAGCAATCACGAACCGGAAGATTGCAACGCTGACCTATAAGCAGTGCGTGGATGCAACGATGTCTGGCATTCAAGGCTTCTATATTTCTGAGGATGGATATCTCGTCATGGAGTCGGACGATGAACTGGGTCTGATGAAGGGCTCTTATTCCAGTACGATGGAAAAGGTGGCAGCAGATGTGTATGACAAGATGGTCAACAGTTCTATTGATGGAAACGGCTATCTGAATTTTCAGTCCTGGGATGATCTGGGGCTGATTTTTTCTTTGGATGAAGAATCACAGCTGGTCATCCAGTATGGAGAAGAAAAGGAACAATGATGCCGGAAATCCGGCAGGAAGGAGATACAATGGGAGAATTTCTTGGAAAGAGAGTCATTCCCCGGCATGAGGGAGACTGGGACAAGGCGAGAAGTTATGAACCGCTGATGATCGTCCTTGACCCGGAAACGGGGGATGGTTATATCAGCCGGTATGATGTTCCCGCAGGCACCCTGCTCACAAACGAGCACTACTGGGCAAGGTGCAGTCATTTCAATGCCCAGATGCACCGTCTGGAAACAAATGTGGCAGAAGATGTGGAAGGAATGCACACAGACCTTGCTAATACGAAGTCTGCGATGAGTGAGGAACTTTCGCAGACCCATCAGAAAATGGCGGAGGAACTGTCTGAAACGGAGAATCGTGTAGCGTCAAATGTCAATGCGGCGACAAAAGCTATGCAGAGTACTCAGAATAGCATGGATGCTGCAGTCGCCCAGATGAATAAGCGTCTGGATGCGAATGTGACAGCTTCTACAGATAGTAAGGCAGACTATGCTGCAGAACTGGTGGATACCAGAGTGGACAGTGAAGGAACCACCTATTCAAGCAGTGGGGAAGCCATGCGCAGTATTACAGCAGGTCTGGTACGAAAAATTGTTCCAGCAGAAATGGGAACTGCATACCGGAATGAGAATACTGTTCAGAATAGTATGGAAGGTTCAGCTGTTCGCTGCCTGGTTCATCATGTTTCTGGCTACACGGGAACTTTTCTTGGCTTCTTCGGTTCCTATGAAGAGTGCAAAGAAAAGTCATTCCGGGTCGTTATTCTGAGCAATCAGGTGCTGTATGAAGGACAGGCTAGAACTCCCCGAATGCATGGGGCAGTGATAATGGAAAAGTTGGCTGTATGCCCCTCAGTGCAGTAAAGCTGAATGAGGAAAACGGCTATCTGGCAGCGTTTGATCTGGATTTTTCCGAAAGCCGCTGGGAAGAGTTTGTGACGAAGTACACGGCATCCAGAAAACTCTATTTCTGTATCCGCAGGGAAAAAGCTGCTGCACAGGACAGTGAGTTTTATGTGTATGCGTATGAAACAACAGCTGTCAAGGATCTTGGCTGGAAATATGTTTCTGAGCATGACTGTCTGCGGATTCTGGAGCAGGAGATCATCAATGCCAGAGGTGGGGAAGCCTCCCTGTCACAGCTTCTTCGGGCACACGAAGTTATCCTGCAGGAGGTGACTGACTGCCACTCGGATTCTTCTGGTATCCTTTATGAAAACCTGTCCGACCGCTTAAAGCTGCTCGATGCGATGGCGGCTCCCAGACTTCCGGTAAGTTCTTATTTTGCACCGAGGGACAATACAAACGGAGAACTGAAAACCGGTGCGATGGGAGTATCTGCAGTGGGAGAGAACGTGCAGTTTAAGTTTGACCATACGGCCTATGTGACTGAGTACGAACAGACCGCCTGGTCTTCGGTGCATTTTGCGTTCTGTATTTCCTATGAGCAGATGATGAAGCTGAAGGGGCTAGATCGCCTGTACCTGGAACTGTTCTTTGAAGGTGTGGGCGAGGAAGGAAATAAGGAGCAGACCGGAAAAGTGCTGAATCCCCGGTTCTATGTGAACAGTGTGGGAAACTGGGCATCTTCGGTCAATCCCTCTGTCGTGGTTCCGATCACGGTAGGCTCTAAGGTGTTCTATCATCTGGAGCAGGAGATGGTGGAGAAGGTTCTGGAAAAGGAAAGACCGCTGTATATCGTTTTTGCCGGAAGTTTCATGGACAACGCAGTTGTCAAGGATCTGGGACAGGTCTGCCTGACCGTTTCCATTGTGAATCAGCGTTCCTCCGGCATTCTGACTCCGTTTATCAGCTGTGCGGACAGTGCAGAAACGGCGACATTTGCTAACGAAGCCGAAAGTGCTACCCATGCAAAGGAGGCTGAGAGTGCAGAGAAAGCCGGGTATGCCGGAAGCGCCGGGAGTGCTGTCGTTGCAGATAACTTCTTTATGGTGCCGGCAGACGAACTTCTGAATCAAGAGAAAGTACGTTACTCTCCGGGAATGGATACACTGCAGTACCCGGATCAATATCCGTATGCTTATCGCTATGGGTTCCAGAGTACTGGCAATCGAGCAAGCGCGAAGATCAATGGAACTGGATTTGACCAAGTGGTCGAGTTTCATATCGGACTGAGTAAAGAATCAGATCAGACGCACAATCAGGGGTATAAAAAAGAAATTTCCGGTATGATTTCGTTTGATGATATGCTTCGGAAGTTCAGGGAGGGATACCAATACTGCTATCTGTGTGAAATTGAGGAATGTGAGAACCATCCGGAAGGTGTTCAGGGTGGTACGTATGAGAATCGTTTGCTGATCGCCTATTATCTGGACGGCAAGTTTACCAATCCAATCAATGTCGCACCCGTATTGAAGCGTACCATTTACGGAAACCGCAGGATGTATGTCTGGAAGTTTGCTTTCACGCAGGAAATTCTGGATGTGATTCAGGCACAGGAAGCGGCTGGAACTTTTAAGACAGGATGGTTTGGTATCTGGAATACGCTGAAATATTCTGGTGAGGAACCAGTCGAGTGGACTCCGAAATGGTACTGGCAGGATATTGTTTTCACAGATGAACGTTTTTCAGCAGATGAAGTGGCAACCTATTTCCAGAGCAAATACATTTATTGGGGCTCCTATGTGAACCATGGGAAACTGAGAGAGCGATTTGCAAGATTGGATTCTTCCATGGAACAGATGGCAGCAGACGTGGAAAAAACGGGAAACAATGTGAAGAAAGTGGAAGAAACGGTGAACAGTCAGGAAGAACGGCTCAAAAAGCTGGAAAATTCGTCAACGGCACTGACCGGCATTGTCTGTTGGGGCGATTCTCTTACCGCAGGAGGTGGATGGACGTCCACTCTTCAGAAGCTGTCCGGGATTCCGGTCTACAACGGCGGTACCGGTGGCGAGAATGCCAGAACGATTGCTGCCCGTCAGGGAGCTGATGTGATGCTGGTCAATAATATCACGATCCCGGCCACCTGTGAGCCGGTAACTATCGCCGTGCGGAAAACGGATTCTGGTATCTTGACAGAGGAAGGCTATAAGGTGACGCCACTTTTGCAGGGCGGAGCCCATGTCAATCCAGTCAAGATCGGCGAGGTGGAAGGTACGCTCCGTTGGACTGGCACGAACTATGCGGATACCAACGGCATCTGGACGTTTACACGTTCTGTCGCTGGTGAAGCAGTCACAATTAAGCGTCCGACTGCGGTCCGTACTGCATTTGACCGGCTGCACAATCAGCCTTCTGAAGTGATGATTCTTTTTATTGGTCAGAATGGTGGCTATGCAGACCTTACAGATCTGATTCGGATGCACCAGCAGATGATCAGCCACTTCAAAGGAAAAGAATATCTGGTGCTGGGCCTTTCGTCTGGCACGGAAAGCCAGCGTGCAGAATATGAAAAGCAGATGAAGCAGGCGTTTGGCAGACGTTTCGTCAGCCTCAGAGAGTATCTGGCGCATCCGGTGTATGACACGGATGGCAAGACGGTCATCAGCTGCTATGGTCTGGACGATGCAGGCCTTGATCCCACGGATGCGGACATCGAGCGTATCAAACAGGGACAGGTTCCGCAGACACTGCTGGCGGATTCCGTTCATTACACAGCTGCAACCAAGACGGTCATCGGAACTATGCTGTATAAGAAGATGATCGAACTTGGAATTTTGGAACAGTAAGAGAAAGGACACTAAAATGAAGAAAAAGCGGTATATCGAAAAAATGTTCGGGGGGGGTAAAACCTGACCGCCATAAGAAAAAAACTCCTCCCTGACCGGGTGACTATCCGAAACTGTTATGAGGACAGCCGGATAAACACCGGCAGGAAGGAGATTTTTTATGGGAACTTTTAAGGGTAAGCGGATCATTCCGAAACACGATGGCGTATGGAATCAGAAAAAGGAATATGAGGAACTGACAATCGTTCTGGACGCGGAAAGTGGGGATGGTTATATTTCCAGAAAGCCAGTCCCTGCAGGTACAGTGCTGTCCGATACGGATTATTGGAGCCTGTGCAGTCATTTCAACGCCCAGATGTACAGACTGGAAACGGATGTTGCAGAAGATGTGGAAGGAATGCACAAGGATCTTTCGGAAACGAAAGCATCCATGAGCAAAGAAGTATCGGAAGCAGAGAGCCGGGTAAACACCAAAGTATCCGATGCACAGTCTGCCATGCAGAAAACAGAAGATGCCATGAACAAAGCTGTGGAACAGATGAACAAGCGGCTGGATGCAAACGTGACAGCTTCTACAGACGCTAAGGCAGATTATGCGGCGGAACTGGTTGATGTCCGGGTTGGGCAGGATGGAACGGTGTATCCGTCCGCTGGTGAAGCAATCCGTGGGCAGTACAGTCTGGCTGTGGAGAATGGGATCACCGGAGCAAAGCTGGCACTTGCCGGTTCCAATGGTAATCTGGGTGAGGTGTTCCCAAAGGCTGCGATGCCGGCTCTGCTGGGGGCTAAATGTGAAGCAGGAGAATTTCTGGATTACCGGATCACGGGAACTACGGATTACGGTCAGTTCTACCATCGCTTTACCAATATGCTAATGGGCAAATTCCGAAAATATCTGTTCATCTCCAAGATTCGGGAGATTTCCGGCTCCTGTGCCGGTGTGAGCTGCTATCAGTACGATTCCAAAGGTGCAAATCTGAATACTCATGTGACGAAGGCGATAAGAGTTGCCCACGGAAGTGAAAGCTATGTAGTATTCTTCGGAGAGATTCTGGAGAATGCATACCGGCTGGACATTTCGCCGTGCGTTGCAAGGAAGGAGGCCGTGGTAGAGTGTGACAGCCGATGCGTTCTGTTGGATGTGACCGGGCAGAGCGATGAGGAATTGCAGAAAGTTCTGTCTCTGATCAGCAGCAGTCCGGTTGAAGACAGCATCCTTCAGTATTATGACACATGGGGCATTGCTGGAAAAGTCATGAGCGTTCCGTATGCAGACAGAACCGGCATTTCAGACCAGACACGGGAAATGCTGGGCAATGTAGCATATGGATGTCCTGTCTTTTCTGAAATGATTCCTTTCTCCAGCAAGTTTCAGGAAAAGGACACAATGTATGCGTGGGTAAAGGCTGCCGTGACCCGCAACGAAGACTGGGGCGTGTTCGGCGGAGTACGGCTGAGTGGTCTGGCTGCCGGGAAGTATCTTGTCTTTGGCAGGGTGAAATCTGTAGAAACGGATGACACACAGCTGGGAGAGGTATCCATTGGCATCATCGAACCGGGCATTCCAAATTGGGCAAAGCGTGTGCCGTGTGGAACACTGAATAAAGCAACGCTTCCGTTTCAAATGAATCTGGTTTATGAATATGCCGGTGGAAAGGATAATCTGAATTTTGCGGTGCAGCTGACGGGTTCCAATTACACTTCCTTTGTTGTGACCATGTGGGTGCTGAACGTGACCGGGCTTTCCAATGAGGAGATTGAGGCGCTCAGTCACAGCAGCATAACGGAACGTGCTTCCGCTGTGAAGAATGCGACACACGCCATTCTTACAGAAAAAGCGGAAGTGGCAGTAAAAGCGGATCATGCTGAAAATGCGGAGACAGCGAAAAAGGCAGATCATGCTGGGGCATCTGATACCGCAGAGAAAGCTGTTACTGCCGGATATGCGGAACTGTCCGGTAGCTGGAAAGGGAAGAAGGCTTTGGTCATTGGTGACAGCATTACGGCGGCTGGAAAATGGCAGAAGAAGCTGGAAGAATTGCTCGGTATGAATGTTGCTACCCATGCAAAGGGCGGCATCGGAATCCTTCGGATGACGGACGGTGACAACGGTCTGGATGGAACGTACAATGCAGAAACGGATAAGAATGGTGTCCTGCGACCGCTGATGGCCGCTGACGTGGAAGGCGTCAGCTTGATCGTGGTGCTTCCGGCCTACAACGAAAGAGCAACGGTTCTTGGCTCGGTCGGAGACTGTCATCCAGAACAGGAAACCATCTGCGGGCGAATCCAGTATCTTTTGAACCGCATCTATGAAGAACTGGAGGATGCCGGGAATCTGCTATGTCATGTGCTGGTGGCAACGCCGCATTGTGCGGGCAAATATCCGTATGTGGATGCAGACGGATACGAAGAATATCCGACCGGAACTGGCCAGACAATGGAAAAACTGTCAGATACGATCAAGGCTGTGGCGCAGGCAAATAATGTGGCAGTCTGTGATCTCTGGCATGAGAGCGGGATCAACCGCAGGACATGGAGTGTCTTTGGCGCACAGAAGAATGCTGTGAACGAGCAGTATGCCAAGTATCAGATGGATGCATCCGGCAGGGTGGTTGGAAGTGCACCGCAGCGGTACGTGAACGGACAGTCATATTACCAAAAGCGGAATGGCAGCATTATTCTGAAAAAATATACGGGATCTTCGCCGTATCCGTTTAATGGCGACCAGCTCCATTGCAGTACGGAGGGCTACGCCAGAATCGGAGAATGTGTGGTAGGATCTGTGATCCGGGCATTCGGAAAATAAATTTCCACTGATTTTCACGCAAAGTGTCTGTTATTTGCTGTGAAACGGTGTTCATTATAGAAGGAGTATTTTTTTCGTAAGGGCGGCAGAGAAACCGCCTGTTTTTTATGCCCCAAAGGGGCTGGAAAGGATAAGATTATGCAGAATGTGATCGATAAGATTGAGTGGATGTTCGCAGGTCTGGGTGGTTTCCTGGGCTGGTTCTTCGGCGGATTTGATGGCTTCCTTTATGCACTGGTGGTGTTTGTGGTCTGCGACTACTTCACCGGGGTGCTGGCAGCAGCCATCAAGCATGAACTTTCTTCTGAAGTTGGCTTTAAGGGGATTGCCAAGAAGGTGTGCATCTTCGTACTGGTTGGCATTGCCAACATCATTGATACGCAGATTCTTCAGAATGGAGCGGCCATCCGTACAGCAGTGGTATTTTTTTATTTGGCAAATGAGGGCCTGAGCTGTCTTGAAAATGCAGCTGTCATTGGCCTTCCGGTGCCGGATAAGCTGAAGGAGATGCTGGCACAGCTGAAGGAAGAAAAGAGCGATAAGCAGAACAAAGAGTAAGGAAAACGGGGAGAGGTGATGAGCCTCTCCTTCATTAGTAGGAGGAAAGCAATATGAGTAAGAAAGAGTATCCCGCAAAGCTGACAAACGGCTATTACCGTGTGCGTGAAGTCTGGGAAGATGAGGCATCCCAGTTGGGAGCGTACCGTCTGCTGGCGAATGCAAAAGCCAAGTGTGATGAAAACCCCGGCAGCCGTGTGTTCGACAATGACGGCAACGTGATCTATCCGGAAGAGGCTGTACCAGATACTGGTGCAGATGAGAGTGAAGAGAAAGCAGTCGTGGACGATATCCCGGAAGAAAAGCCGGAAACCACAGCCCCTGTGGAAGATACCCCAGCGGAGAAAGAAGCAGAGGCTGAAGTGGATGAGAACGAGTTCCCGACTGCAGAGGAGCTTCCGGCAACCATTGCCTACGGTAAACTCAAGACCCTCATGAATATCCGGGAGATGCCGGACACTGGCGCAGAAGTCGTGACCGTTTACAAAAGGAACGCACTGATTGAAATCGTGGAATTCTGTGCGGGCTGGCTGAAAATAAAGTGCCCGGAAGCGGTGAGTGGTCTGGCCTACGTTCTTAACAGTGCGGATACCTATGCCTTCACAGCCAGCAAGATCTATACTGTGGTTCCCGGTGATAATCTCTGGAAGATCGCAGAAAGGGAACTGGGGAGCGGCGGCCGCTGTGCGGATATCCGTGTGCTGAATGGGCTGACTTCCAACGCTATCCGGGTCGGCATGAAACTGCTGATCCCTTAAACGGCGCAATTCGACACATTTTTAGGACTTCAATTTCTTGATGACGAAAGGTATACTTGGGAAAAGGAGAGTGTTGGAAATGAATGAAAAGCTCATGGCAGAAGATGTGTTAAGACCGTATGGCATTACGCTGTACTATAAGGGATGTGAGTATCTGAGGGATGCAATCGTCCTGCATTGGCATCGGCCGGATCTGAAACCAGGTCAGCTCTTACAGTATGTTGCAGACAGGAAAGGTGTTAAGAAGAGCGGTGTCCTCAGTGCCATTTCCACAATTTCCAGTGTAGCATGGAAAGTGAATGGGATAGGCGGTGAAAAGCCGATGTCAATCATGAAGTTTGTCTGTAGGATATTGGAAGAAGCAGACAGGAATAGAGAATAACCAATAGACCTAAAGGGGACTCGGAGTGATCCGGGTCTCTTTTCTTTTATGGAGGAAATCATTATGGGATATACCAATAGTCCACTCGTTGTTTACACCAAACTCTCCCCGAACCATTCCGGGCAGCGTACCCACAGCATCGACCGTATCACTCCGCATTGCGTGGTTGGTCAGCTTTCTGCAGAAAGCATCTGCGGCTGCTTTATCAGTTCATCTCGGCAGGCAAGCTGCAACTACGGCATCGGTACGGACGGTCGTGTGTCGCTTTGTGTCGAGGAAAAGAACCGCAGCTGGTGTTCGTCCAGCAGGGAAAATGACCAGAGAGCAGTCACCATCGAATGTGCCAGTGACATGAATGAGCCGTATGCCATGAACAGTGTTGTATATGACTCTCTCGTCAAGCTCTGTATCGATATCTGCAAGCGTAACGGGAAGAAGAAGCTCCTGTGGCTGGGTGATAAAAATAAGACACTCAACTATGCTCCGGCGGCAGATGAAATGGTGCTGACCGTTCACCGCTGGTTTGCCAACAAAAGCTGCCCTGGAAACTGGCTGTATGCCCGCATGGGTGATCTGGCCGCAAAGGTGACTGCAGCACTGGGCGGTTCATCCTCATCTGGCATGCAGGCTTCTTCGCTGAAAAATCTCTCGGAAGCAGAAGCTGTGGCAAAGATCGGTCCGCTGTTTACTGCGAACCAGAAAACCACTGGCATTCTTGCTTGCGTGTCAATGGCTCAGTTCATTCTTGAGTCCGGCTACGGTAAATCTGAGCTGGCACAGAATGCTAATAACTGCTTTGGCATGAAGACTTCGCTTTCCGGGAACAGCTGGAGCGGCAGCAGTTGGGATGGCAAGTCTGTCTATACCAAGAAAACACAGGAGCAGAATGACGATGGCTCGATGGTCACGATCACAGCCGACTTCCGAAAGTACAGTTGTGTGGAGGATTCCATTACCGACCATGCCGCATATCTGCTCGGTGCGATGAACGGCAGTAAGAAACGCTATGAAGGTCTGGCCGGCTGCACGGATTACAAGAAAGCGGTACAGCTGATCAAAGATGGTGGTTATGCGACCAGCCACACTTATGTACAGAACCTTTGCAGTATCATCGAGCGTTGGAACCTTACGCAGTATGATGTGGCAAAGGCTTCTGAGGGTACGGTTATCTCCGGCTGGTACCGTGTCCGCAAAAGCTGGCAGAATGCGGCTTCTCAGAAGGGTGCTTTCCATGACCTGACTTACGCAAAGCAGTGTGCGGATGTCAATCCGGGCTATTTCGTTTATGACCCGGCGGGTAAGGCAGTCTACCCGGAAGTTAAGGCAAACTGCCCGTATGCGGTACGCGTTTCAATCAGTGACCTTAATATCCGTAAGGGACCTGGTACGAACTATGCTAAGACCGGGCAGTACACTGGAAAAGGCGTATTTACAATTGTAGAGGAAGCAGACGGTGAGGGAGCAACCCGTTGGGGTCTGCTGAAGGCCTATGCCGGTAAGCGTAATGGCTGGATCAGCCTTGATTTTGCCAAGAAACTGTAAAAGATGCGGCTCTGTCTTTTCAGGCAGGGCCTTTACATATTGGATGGTGCAGATAGGACAATAATCGGGTGAATTATTCTCCGTCTTTCTGCACCGAATTTACTTGATAATATCACGCAGTAGAGGGAATATGTGACTGCCCGAAGAGAAAAGCAGATGGGCGGAAAGGAGAGAACAAGATGAGTACAGCAAATGATTTTTTGCAGAAACTGCAGAGCGCAACGGTCAAAAGTACCGTACAGCAGAAACAGAAAAGCCGCCCGAATGCTTCAGCAGCCGAGCTTTCAAAGATGTTGATGGCAGCGACCGGACAGGGCGAATCTGTCCTGCCGGAAACCACATCTGTGACTCAGATGCCTGTGCAGGAAAAGAAATCCCATGAAGCGGTGAAGGAAAAAAGTGGTGCAGCTGATCTATCTGATAAGAAGGCGGCTGCATCTTCTTTTTTGCAGGAAAGCGTTGTGCGCCAAGAGATGTCTACCAAACAAAAAGAGAAAAAGACAAAGTTGCCGTTATCCGAATCCAAGGAAAACGGAGATGCCGGAATTGCTTCCCTGATCCAGAAGGCGTTGGCTGCAAAGGAGAAAATGCAGCAGGCAGTTCCTGTTATGGAACGGGTCGGTGGGCTGAGAAGTGAGTTCGAGGCGGTCTTCCAGCCACAGGCAGAAGCAATGAAAGAAGAAAATGAATTTATTTCCACAGCTTCTTTTCGCAGGACAAAGGAAAAGGAAGGGCATCTGAACGTAGCCGCTTACATTCGAGTTTCCACTGATTCCAGTGACCAGGAAAACTCCTACGAAACGCAGGAACGGTATTTTCATCAGCTGATCGAAAACAATCCAGACTGGAATTCAATCGGGGTTTACTCCGATTATGGAATTTCAGGAACGGTCAAGGATAAGCGTGTTGGATTCAAAAGACTTCTGCGGCACTGCAGGGAAGGGAAAATAGACCGTATTGTATGCAAGTCGATTTCCCGTTTCTCCAGAAATACGGCGGATTTTATGACCGCCCTTAATATTTTGCATGACAACAATGTGACGATCCTTTTTGAGAAAGAAAATCTGGACACAGCTGATCCGACCAGTGATTTCATTCTTACGACACTTGCGGCGATTGCCCAAGAAGAAAGCCGGAGTATTTCCAGAAACATCAATCTTGGAAATAAGATGCGCTATCCGAGAGGTGAGGTAAAGAACATGGTCATATATGGGTATCGCTACAATGGAAAGATGGTCACGACAGAAAGTGGATATCAGTATAGGGATATCGAAATTGTGGAAGAAGAAGCAAAAATCGTGCGCCGGATTTTTCAGGAGGTGGCAGAGGGTACTGCCTATACAGATGTTGCCAGAGGTTTGAATTTTGACCGGATTCCAGCTCCTGAGACCGTGGCGGTCAAAGCCAGAAAAAAGAACTCAAAGAAAGGACAGCTGAACAGTGATCTGGAAGAAGGATGGACTGGAAGGATTATCTCTCAGATGATACAAAGGGAACGATATACGGGAGCTGTCCTGATCCAGAAAAAATTCACCGTGGACTTTCTGAACCATAACACCCAGCGGAATAATGGAGAACTTCCGCAGTATCTGGTAAAAAACCACCATCCGGCGATTATAGACGAAGAACTGTTTGAAACTGTTCAGGAAATCCGCAGAGCCAATGCCGCCAAGAAAGAGAAGGGAGTAAAGAAAGGATCAAAGCCATTTTCAAGAAGGATCCTGTGTGGAGAATGCGGCAGATTCTTCCGAGTGAGAAATTCAAAAAACTATCCTATCTGGTACTGCCCAACAGCTGAGATTGATAATGGAAAGAGAATCTGCCACTGCGAGAAAATCTATGAAGAGCAGATTGTGAGGGCTTTCCGTAAAGCAATCATTGAACGATTCCGGCTGAGCACACAGCCAATTCATGACAATGTGGGAGTGGCAGATATCATGAGCGGCCGTTACGGAGAGCAGTTTGAAGGTTTTACAAAGGAAGCTGATGACTTTGTTCCGCAGATGATCAAAAGACTGGAGAATATCCAGCACACTGATTTTATGGAACGGGACCGTGCTTTTTACAAACGGCAGATTGCCACCCTCCAGATTGGAATGGAAAGCAGTGGGAAAAAACTGCGCCTTCTGGAAAGCCAGAACGATGTGATGCAGACCAGACGTGAACTGCTGGGAGATGAGAGCATCGACGAGGCAGTCATTCAGAGCAATGCTGAGAAAATCAGAAGGTTGAAAGAAAAACTTGACCGGGATATGGATGAGAAAAAGCATCTGGAAGAACGGTTGGAGTATCTGGAAGGGTACTGGGAGGATTTGGAGACTGACCACGAGAGAAGAGAACGGGCAATTGAATGGATGAAGGAACTTCCGAAAGGAAGGGATGGCGTGGTGCAGTTTTTGAATGGAGTGACCTCAGATTACTGCAAGGCATTTGTCCTTTCTATTACGGTCCATTCCCCGTTGAACTATACGGTTCACTGGTATGATGACACAAGGACAGAGGTTGTCATGTACAGTAATATAGAAGATTACCGGTATACGGCATCTTATTTTGACGGACAGGCCATGCGGGATAACTGCTACCGGAAAAAATATGTAAAGAAAGGGTGAGGAAAAATGTCAGAGGTTTTACGATTGATAAAGGAAGCGGCGGCTCAAAAGGCTGCCCAGGAAAAGCCGAAGGGGTTAAGGGTGGCAGCTTACTGCAGAGTATCCACAGATTCAGATGAACAGAAAACGTCCTACCGGACCCAGAAGGCATTCTACACGGATATGATACAGCGGCATCCGGGCTGGACATTCGCAGGAATTTATGCAGATGAGGGAATCACCGGAACAAGCCGCCTGCATAGGGATGAGTTCAACCAGATGCTGGAGGATGCGAGAAATGGGAAAATCGATTTAATAGTCACAAAATCCATATCGAGATTCGCAAGGAATACCGTGGACACCCTCGACTGCGCAAGACAGCTGAAACAGCTGACACCTCCTGTGGGCATCTTTTTTGAAAAGGAAAACATCAACACTCTGGATTCCACCAGTGAGGTGATCCTGACCATTTACTCCGCACTTGCCCAGGAAGAAAGCCATTCCATTTCGGATAACATCCACTGGTCTTATCAGAAGCGGTTCCAGGAAGGGAAGCCGATGGTCCATCTAAGCCGGATGATCGGATATGACAAAGGGGAAAACGGAGAATGGATCATCAATGAAGAGCAGGCGGAACCGGTGCGTTACCTTTTTCGGAGATATGCCTGCGGAGCCGGCCGTGCAACTATCATTAAAGAGATGAACGAGCGAGGCTGGAAAACGGTATCTGGCACGGACTGGAACCCCAGCAGCTTCTCGAATGTGATCCTAAATGAGAAGTATGTGGGCGATTTGGAAATGCAGAAATATGTGACCAGCAATTTTCTTTCCCATAAGGCGGTTCCGAACAGAGGGCAGCTTCCAAAGTATTACATCAGGGACCACCACGCACCGATCGTCGACCGGGCAACCTGGTTGATCGTGCAAAGTGAAATGAAACGGAGGCCGCCGCTACTAAGCCGTGATCCTCTCAATATCTGCTATGTAAACCTTTCGTGTCCAGCGTGCGGAAAGACGATGGTCCACAAGAGGAGAAAGATTGCCGCATACTGGGTGGATGCAGAGTCCATTGAAGATACCAAGGAACGGCAGGGACTTGCGATTTATGGTGTTGGGAAGATGCGCTGTTCGGATAAAGACTGCACAGAGGAGCTTTATGAGGTCGCTATTGAACAAGGCTTTATGGAGATGCTTTACCGCTTGAAACGGGATTACGAGGAAAACAAAGAGCAGTCGGAGCTGGCGGTCAAATACCGTGAATGCCAGAGGGAGCCGGAAGACCATTCAGGACGGATTTTGGAACTCAGGGAACTGCTTCAGAAGCTGGAACAGGAATGTAAACGCCTTATGAAAAAGCAGATGGAAGCACAGAAGAAAATGGCAGAGCAGGAACGGGTTTTCCTGCAGGAGAGCTTACAGGAGTCCATTCGGGATGGGAGCATTCAGATGGACGCTATTATGGAGGGGATGGATCAACAGCGTGTGGATGGTGTTTACACACCTGCGGCCGGAAGTGCCGAGGCAATGTACAATGAACTGCTGAAGGATATTCTGAAGCGGAAAGAAGAACTGGAAAACGAACTACACATTTTGGAAGAAAGCAGTGAAGGCGGTATCATTCTGAAAAAGAGGTACGAATATTTTCTGGAGGAACTGCTGGCCCTGCCGGAGCAAAACCGCTATGGACAGAAGCTAGTGGTGCATGGTCTGGATGATAAAGAACCGCAGTGGACGGAATCGGGTGTGTTCTTGAGTACACCAGATATGCTAACCTTCAGCCGGGAAATGTATGCCGTAAATATTGAATCTGGCAGAGTGGACGGAGATGTGATCCATTACCGGACCATTTACGGAATGGAATTTATCGCTTCAGGAGCCAGAAGGACTATAAAGGACTTCAAGGATTATCGGGTATATGGCAAAGATGGAAAACCAAAGTTTGCGGAGAATGAAGCAGAGATCCTTGGAGAACCGGTTCAAGTAGAGTATAGAAAGCGTCGGAACGGAAAAAAGATATGAAGGAAACGGAGGAGAGCATATGACACAGAAAAAAGTAGAAGTGATACCGGCTACAAAGCGGTCGGTGCATAATGGTGGTCAGCTGAAGGTGCAGAGCAATATCCGTGTGGCGGCATACTGTCGAGTCTCCACGGGGGATGAAAGCCAGCAGACTTCCTACACTACACAGAAAGCGTTTTACACAAATCTGATCACGAACAAACCCGGATGGAGATTTGCAGGCATTTATGCAGATGAGGCAAAATCAGGAACCAGCAGGGAACACCGTGAGGATTTTAACCGCATGATGGCAGATGCCCTGGACGGAAAGCTGGATTATATCGTGACCAAGTCGATTTCACGATTTGCCAGAAACACGGTGGACACCTTGAATTGTGTCCGCCAGCTTCGGCAGCAGAATCCGCCGGTTGGTGTTTACTTTGAAAAAGAGAATATCGACACGCTGGATGCGACTGGTGAATTGATCCTTACCATTCTTTCCGCACTGGCCCAGGATGAGAGCCGTTCCATTTCGGACAACATCCGCTGGTCAATCCAGAAGAATTTCCAGGCAGGCAAGCCCAAGGTGGATCTGAACCGGATGCTGGGATACGACAAGGGTGCCAACGGCGAGTGGGTGATCAATCCGGAGCAGGCAAAAACAGTCCGCTATATTTTTGAACGGTATGTATGTGGACAGACGGCAAACCGTATTGCAAAGGAGCTGAATGAACTTGGCAGAAAGACGGTGAACAAAAAGAACTGGTCGGCAAGTTCTGTGCTCACAGTTCTTCGGAATGAAAAATATGTGGGTGACATTGAGATGCAGAAGACCATCACAAAGGATTTCCTGACCCATCGGTCCACGATCAACAAAGGTGAGGCACCTCGCTATTATGTAGAAAACCATCATGTTGGCATCATTGACCGCAGTACATGGGACAAGGCTCAGACGATGCTTTATGAAAAGCCCAGCAAGGTCGGAGATTCGGTATCGGCTCAAAAGAAGAAGAGAGGATACACCGGCTCGCCATTTGGAAATCTAGTTTGCGGTGCGGTTCTTGAACATGGAGAAAGAGCCGGAAAAGAATGCGGTGAGGGATTCTTCCGTGTGACCTATACAGGTGTGGCAACCGGGTACACGGATGACCGAAGCATTGCAGCAACTGGTGGCGATACGGATATCTACCTTGAAAAATACGCATATGCTTATCCCGTGTGGCGGTGCAAACAGAAGATGGGAAAGCGTGAGGGCGAAAAGCCCAGACAGAATGGCACACCGGACCAGAAGCGGTACTGCAGGGAAAAACACGGGAGATTGTCGGATGCCGAGAGAAAAGCAGCAAATGAAAGATGCCCTTCGGAAAGCATCCATGAATGTGCCTTGGAGCAGAGCTTTATGGAAATGCTGTACCGTCTGAAACGGGATTATGAGAAAAATCATGAAGCTTCGGAAATCAGCACACTTTTTCATAAAGCCTGTGAACAGATGTATCAGCAGATGAAAGGAAACAGCGTATCGGTGGAAAGACTGGAAACGCTGGATGCCCAGATCAAGGAACTGGAAGAAAAACTGCAGGAGACGATCGGCCGTCAGGTTACGGCCATGCGGGATGCGGTGCTGGAGCAGAATTTGGAACTGAATGAATCACTGGCGGAGGGCAACATCACATTGGACGAGATTGACAGTGATATCCGAAATGGGCTGACGGGAAATGATATTGGTACGAGCTTCTACCATGCTGACTATGAAGAAGGGTCTGAAATCGAAGCCTATGCAAGTCTGGCAAAGGATATCCGGCAGCGAATTGAGAGTTTCCGAAAGGAAAAAGAAACGCTGAGCCAGGAACAGGGAGCCCTTACGGTTATGAAGAAGAATTTTGACCTTTTCATTGCCTGCCTGAAAGAACTGCCGGAACAGAATGCCGCCGGTATGCCGCTGAAGGTGAATGGGCTGGATGTGCAGGGCAGCCTGTTTCGGGATGTGGATGGAAAGCCGGTTGACGGTGCGGTCGCCAGTTTGAACAGAGGACGATTGAAGATGACGCCGGAGAGGATCGCGGAAGCACCGGACCTGCTCCATTTTGAAAAAGGTATCTACTGCGCTTTTATGAAAAAGGGAACGGTGAAAGGCGACATCGTACTTTATGAAACGAATTTTGGTGTAACGCTGCCCACCTGTGGAAATCAGAGGACACTGACCAGTTTTCTGGGATTTAAGAAATGCAGTCTTGACGGGCTGGTGACTCTGGTTGATGCCCCGTACCGGGTATATGACAACACAGTTCAGTACCGAAGATATCTGAGAAGTAAAGCAAAACGAGAGCAGGCTGTATAAAGGAAAGAATGCCCTGTCGGATGTGTGGAAATGCATACCGGCAGGGCCCTTTTTTGCTTTGTACGGATTTTTTATCGTACATATTGCTATGTGCAGAGTTTTGGTATATGGTGAGGATACAGAAATACACATAGCAGGAGTGATTGACATGAAAAAGTTAGCTTGGCTGTCCGTTGAGGATTATGGAACAACAGTGATGGAGATCATTGTGGCAAGTGCAATGAAAGGCTATCTGAGGCGGATGTCAGAGAAAGAAGCATTGAAAAAGGTGGAGAGCATCATTGACCCGAAGGTGATACAGCTGTTCGGTGAAGGCGGCGCACCGATGCCAGTGCAAAGTCATGTTGATGGGGCAAAGTTCGCTGCGTTCATCGATGAGGCTGTGGCGGATTCGATACGAGAACTGGAAGTAAGGGAAGATGATATGTCCGGAGTCAGTATTACTGTTTTGCAGAATGTAGAGGGAAAGAGTATGGTTGAGACAATGAGTCCGGAATTTGTGAATTTTATTGGAGATGCATATCGAAGCCTGAAATATACAAATCATTTAGAAAAGCTTTGAAATAAAACTGGAATCGAGTATCCTTAAAACTAGAAAAAATGATATTTAGGGCTTGACGGGGACAAAGTCCCTATGTGCTATACTCGGTTTCAGAAAGGAGGTCGAATGTTATGAGACCAAAAGAAATACAAGAAAAATTAGGCATTGATGCAGAGCGCATAAAACTCTTTAAGCGTGAGGGTATCTTCAAACCAGAACATCCGCCGGTGGGAAACAAGGCAACGGATTATACAGAAGCAGATTTCAAAAATCTGCAGAGGATTGTTGTCCTTACAAAATCTGGCTTAACCTGTGGAGATATAAAAAAACTTCAAGCAGGAGAAATTGATCTTGAACAGGCAATCCGTGAACGGAAGCAGTATATCAATGATGAACTTGAACGAAAGAGGAATGCCTTAAAAATGCTGGATAACCTTCTGGATGACAGCGCAGAATTTGAAACTTTCCAGACGCAGCATTATTGGGACATCATCAGCGAAAAAGAAGCGGCAGGCGAAGAATTTATCGATATCGAGGATATGTATGGATATCGGCCGGTTTCTCTGGAAAGAGCAGTCAAATGCCCTCATTGCGGTCATGAAGAAAATGTTGACCTTGAGGACTTCATGTATGATGAAAGCTCTTACGAAAAAGAAAATGGTATGGGACCGGATCTTGTGTACAGCTTTAATTCTGAAGATTGCTATGAATGTCCAGAATGTGGCCACACATTAAAAATCGAAGGCTGGATTCGGGAATACCCAATGGGAGCGTATGATTCGGAAGATATAAAAGTAGAGGATTGTGGGGGTGATGAAGATGACGAGTGAGGAAAGAGAACTGCTAAAAAGAATGGATGCCGGAGAACTGGACGGCATGGTTGGGGACATGTTTCAGACAGATGGTGGTTCAACTGTCTGGACGATAATTAAAAATGGGATTCCTGTCAGATTTAAGCAGGGACCCGGAGGTAAGTTTTTTAACGGAAAAGAAAATGAACGATACGAGGGAGCTCTTCATACACTTGCAAAATGGATGACTGATGAAGAGCGATTGGACTTTTTGAGAAAATTTGGATGGCTTATCCACGATGCAGCAGTAAATGCTTATAGCGCAAAGTTTAAGCCGAAAAAGTAAGTAAATGACTGCCCGCTGGCGCACTGTGTAAAATCCTACATGGAACGCTGGCGGGCTTCTTTTTTGCTCCTGCCCACATGAACCACAGACAGCACCCCGGAGTGAGCCGAAGTGCAGCTGTGGCTTATGCGGGCCTTTTGTTATGTGGTCAATGAGTTACAAAATCAGATTCCTAAACCATACAAAATTGCTTTCAGTTCCTTTACGGTGCGGGTAAGAATTTCCTGTTCCGTTGTATTGCAGTCCAAAAGCAGACGGTGAATCTCAGAATCTGCAGTAGATGCCGAGTGCGTCAGGCTGTCTACGAGAAGGTCATCTGCAGATACATTCAGTGCATTTGCGATATCAACCAGGGTATCCAGGCTGGGACGGTTGATAGCAGTTTCGATAACACTGATGTGTTTACGGGTCATGTTAAGTTGTTCACCGAGCGCCTCCTGTGTGATACCAATTTGTTTGCGGGCATTTGAAATACGCTTGCCCAAGGCTTCATAATCAATAGCCATGTGTTCCTCCTTATGTTTTCCCGCATAAGGCTGGTACGATTATCCCGCAGAGAAAAATACATAGCAACTGAATATGAGAGGTTTTTAAGACCGCAAAATGCCACACCCCTATCTGCTGTGTGGTCTAAGGCCATTTTGCTACCTACTATGTAGCAAAACATGGAACGTGCTACATGATAGGTAGCAGTCAAAATGTCATGCAGCTCTTATAATATAAATGTAGTAAAAGACTGCAAATGAAAGGTAAAGGGAATGACAGGCAAAGAGGAAACAGGAATTTTCACATTATATAGTGATGTAGAAGCAACAGCTGTTCGCTGGCTGTGGTATCCGTTCATTGCAGTCGGGAAGATCACATTGCTGCAAGGCGACCCCGGCGATGGAAAGTCTACCATGATGATGAATCTGATTGCAGAATTATCAAAGGGTGGAACTATGCCGGATGGAAAGTCTATTGGAATGCCTCAGAAAGTCATTTACCAGTGTTCGGAAGATGATGCTTCAGACACCATCAAGCCGAGATTGGAAACGTGTGGAGCAGATTGTAGGAATGTAGCTTTTATAAATGAAGAAATGAACAGTGGCTTGACGCTGGATGATGAACGTATCAGAAAGGCGATTATACAATTTCGTCCAAGGTTGGTGGTCATTGACCCGATACAGGCATATCTGGGGAGTGATTCTGACCTTCAGATTGCAGGCAGGGCGAGAAAGC